ATATTTTTGTTCCATTATTAGTAAACCTAACTGTTTGCCCACTAAAGCTTGTTATAACTCCTGTCCAGTTATGGTTGTTATTATCAGTTATAGTTTTTACCTGCGAATAACAAGTAGTACTTATAAGAATGAAAATTAATACTATCCATTTCATTCTATATACTTGTAATAGTTTGCCATGTAGAACCTGTCCATACACAAAGCTTATGAAGTGTTAAATCATAAACTACTAATCCCTCTTTAGGGCTTGCTATTGCGTTCTTTTCGGCAGTAGTCATTTGTGGGAATAAAATCCCCTGAGTAGTACTTTCAACATCAAGTATTGCGCTTGCATCTGGCGTTGCAATTCCAATACCAACATTCCCATTTAAACCACCACCAGATTGTAAAGCTATTACTCCACCACTCATTTGTACTCCAGTATTATCCATCCTGACGTAAGTAGTATCATATTGGTCACTTAATCTTTCATCTATAAAATTCCATGATGCGGTATCTTGCCATGTTTCTACGGTTCCTCCACTACTTCTTTGCGGTGAGCCAATTACAATTTCACCTCCTTCACCATAAAAATAGCCAATCTGTAGTCCAGTTCCATTTGGATATTTGTGTATAAATGCTGCACCAACTTCTGTTGAAACAGCCATGCCAGTAACTCCATCACCAGGGTTTATATAGATAAGGGCTGGCCCACTATCTACAAATGTATTTACGTAACCAAATGGAGAAAGATTAACTGTTCCAATACTCACACTTCCATTAGTAGGAGCAAGGGCAATAGTAGGATAACCATCAATTAGTGCAGTATGTGTAGTAGTATTGTCAAATATTGCTCTAGCATTACTAAAGTCCTGACTAACATCTCCAAATGATATAATAGGGGGAACATCATTACTTATTCTGAACCATGTATCACCGTCCCAGTGTATATCAAATGCATCTTGTGATGTGCTTTGGTTAGTCACATCAAGTGTAGCTATAGGACTAGCTGTTCCAATACCAATAGTACTAGATAAATTAGTAGGATATAAGTTAGAACCAGATTGTGTCCAATTACTACTACCAGTAGCATCTTGCCAACTGTCATTAGTACCATTACTAGTTAATACTTGTCCATTAGTACCTGGTCCTACTGCATCATTAATAATTAGTTGTCCACCCTCTCCTGTAGCTAAAGTAATACTATCAGACCCTAGGAATATATTATTTTGTGTCTTAACAGTTAATGAAGAATCAGAATTAAGATTAATTAACTTAGGGCCATATATAGTAATAGTCTTCTGTGCTATTAATTGTGATAGTTGTTGAGAAGTGTTATTAATTACTAGAGTTCCTATAGCTCCATTATCTCCACCAGATAGTGAAATATTAACTGTATCAGACTTAATAAAGTACTGACCAATTCCTTTCTGAGCAACCACATTAGTAGTACTAAATAAAAATAGTATTAATAGGTATGCTAAGTAGTATAATTTCATTAGATTAGCCTTTTAGTTATTGCTCCTGTAGCAGAGTTAATATAATAGCCAGTAGGACCGCCACCAAGTGTTACTCCACCAGCGCTAGCAGCCTCATCATTCATATATAGACCAAGAGTATCAAAATAAGAAGAGGGGGAACCACCTCCCCCTCCAATTATACTTTCAATAAATTGTCTTAGGCTAAGTGATCCATTTGGTACTGCTGCTAATGAGTAATCATTTTTAGCAGTATTCCTATTATTATAAATATTCCTGGGAATATAAATATCATAAGGCTTGCCTTCTATAATGAGAACACCGGCAGTAAAATTAGAGCCTGGACCTATTCCTTCATACATATACTTTCTATTAAGCTACTGTAAAGAAAATGTTCAGTGTTCCAGCTAATGCATTAGTACTATTATTATTACTGATTGTAATAGTAGCTGTACCAACACCAGTAACTACAGCAGATACAGATGGTTCACCATTAGTATCTATTACTCCTGAATAAGATTGTACAGCTACTAACAAGACACTACCTGCTACTATCTGACTATTATTAAGAGTAAAGTTTGTAGGAGCACCATTAGCAGTAGTTACAGCCTGTGTAGTAATAACTCCATTTGGAGAGTTAAAAGTAACTGCTGTTGTAGAATTAGTTAATTGTGCTACTGCTGGTTTATTAGATAATACACCTCCAGCTACTACTGCTAGTATATATTGCTGTAAATTGAATGGTGATTCCATTCCTGGTTCTGTAGGCGTAAAGCCATTTACCAGCGTTTTACTATCTATGAATATATTTTGTGGAATCATGTTCCCTTTTATTAGATTATATAGTCTACAAGAAAACGTGCTACTCCTACTGTAAAATTACCTACTGTAGTAAAGGTCATTGCTCCAGGAGCAGTTGCTTTTATAGCAGTAGCTGAAGCAGCTAGTACTAAGTTAGCTTGACCAGCAGCTAAGTCTGCTGTTACATCAGCAGTTGATATAGCGCCTACTGTAGGAATATTAAGTGTCACACTTGTACCAGAAACAAAGGTAGTAGTAGTGTCACTACGTAAAGCAGTAATTATTGCACCTTCTGGTATTGATTCTCCTTCATTAAAGGAGTATGTACCTGCTGGTAAATCTGTACCATTAAAAGATGGATGTGTAGCTACATTTAATGTAACTATTGCGACTTTATGTGATGTTAAACTCATTTTTATTACAGGTTTACCGGTTGAAGATTAAGAGATACAACATAGGGATTAATTACTGCTTCAAAAGAAGCTTTAGAAATAGTATCACCTGTAGGTATAAGAACATTTGTTAAAAATGCTGATTGTGCTTGTTCACCATCAGATGATTCACCCCTATCAAAGTGGTAGATTATGTACACGTTATAGGTAGTATTAGCTACAATAGGTGATGGATAATCTATTACATAAGCTCCAGGGTATTGAGAACTACCATATTTACGTAGATCATCTGTCTCATCATAGTAAAGCTGCCATTGCCTAGCCAAACCTTCACCTTCAAATGCTACTGAAACTTCTTCCAAATATACAGTGTTAGGATTAAAGCCTTGACGTAAACCAACTACTACACGTGGTTTAACCTGTGCAATTCTATCAAAGAACGCAAGTTGTTCATTCAAAGCTAATATAGCTAAGCGATCTACATTTGCATTACCAAAACCAGCAGTAGTCAAATTTACTGTTTCAATTACAGCTGTATTTGCTATTGGACCACCATTAGCTACAATTAGTGATTGAAGGGTAGTTACTTGATCTTGATTTAATGTCAGGGATATAGTTGCATCTACACCTGTGTATAATACTAATGTAGTACCTACTGTCAAACCAGAGATGGTTACAACTGAATGTGCATTACCAGTAGCTAGTTCATTAATAGCAATTGCTATTTCTTGATTACCACCTGGTGTATTAGGGTAAAGATTAGATGCCTGTAAAACTTGATAAGCCATATTCTGCATCAAATCATCCCTTTGATTTAGAGCAGTGTAGCCTAAAGCAGTGTAGAATGGAGTTGTATACTGTGGAAATATAGCAGCCATATTTCTACCATTTATAATATCAGTTCTCCTACCGTGAGTAGTCAAAGTGAGTTCATAAACGGTATTATCCTGCAAATTTACAGCAGTAGCTCCACCACCAGATGTAGCACCACCAACTACCCAACAATTACTTGTTGGAGAAGCATAAGCCTTACCCTTAAACAGTGTAATTGTTGAGCCTATAATGTCATGGCTCTTTTCAAAAGGCCTATTAGGTAATGGCATACCCGCTGTAGAAAAAGAGCCTAACTGAGCACTATCAGGTGTACCCTGATAGATAGCTATAATAGGGCTATTTATTACAGTATCTCCAGCAGTGAGTGAAGTATTTCTTGTATTAGTACCATTACCACTTGCATCCACAATAGCCAGTTGGCCATTAGCAAGGGCAACTACCCCAGAGGTAGTATTAATTAGTGGGGTACCACCAGCAGGTAATACTATATTGCCAGCTTCCACCAGGGTTTTTTCTACCCTAACTTTGTTTTGTGAATAACTCATAGTTCAAATTTTGTGTTTTGTTAATTTTTATCAGCTTCAGTATCTCTAGCTTTAATAGAAGTAGCTTGCTGGTTTTGTAAGTCTGTATATGCTTCTTTTACTGCTAACCTTATTATCTCATCATGATAATCAGGATCTATATCACAACTAACTTGAGGATCTGTAGATTGGTACTGCCCACTAATACTATTGTATCCACCAAAGAATACAATGTTGGGCTTCTTTACATAATCTATAGCTACACCGGTAATTATAAAATCATTTCCTGTATCAAAGAAGAGTGAAGAAAGACCATCAGTAGAGCTAGAGGATTTACCAAATGAGGTCAATACTCTTTCCCATGCAAAGCTAGGCTTATTATAGTAATCTTTCTTATCATCAATGTGGTAAGCTGTTTGTCTTATTGCTGTCTTTATACAAGTGCCTTTCTGTATATTAATATCAGCAGCAGTTAAGAACATGTAAGGATAAAGTAAAGCGGAGAGCTTTAACTCATAGTATCCATTACCTACTGAAGTTGGTACTAGAATTGGTTGAACTGCTGGAGAATGTACGTGTAAGCTCTTTAGGTTATCTGTCCTCTTTTGGTCAGTTTCAAAGCCTCTTACTTTGCCAGCATTATCCCATCTATCCTTTACCCAGAGAGAAATACCTTTTTGTATGTAGGTATCTATTTCTACCGGATTAAGACCTACAGACTCTAAGCTATCAATCTGATCTAGTTGAAGCTTAAACTCGTAGTGCATTTGGGCTATGTTCATTCTTATGACATTCTAGACTTAAATTTCAATTGTGTTTTCATTTCCTCATACTCGATAGAAAACTTAGGGTCTGTCAAGAAGTCAAGCATTTCTTCTTTCCTATCAAAGGTAAGAGGTACTGGCTGTTTGCCATCTTCTTCTTGAGGTTTATACCATACATATTTAGAACCCCTATTTGATACTATACCATAATCTTCAAGATCACGTAAGAATGCTAAAGCTTCAAATCTAGCCCTAGTAGCTGTCTCTGAATACATCTTATAGATAGATTCAAAGTGAGCTAACCTGGTAGAAGTACTTCTTACAAAAGCAGATAGATCATTATAAGCTTGTGGCCTGGTCATACCTTTCTTAGCTACTTCATCACCAATTGCTTTACAGAACTTGATAAGAGTATCATCATTCTTATCTTCCAGATCAACAATGTGTGATATAGCTTTATCAATCTTTTTACCTTTAGAAGCTTTCTCTTTACCTTCTTCTTCTTCTGAAGTAATAACATATTGTGTTTCACCGGTAATTTCATTATAGTTATTAGCTACAATGTTATTGGCTAAGCAGATATGATATTTGATTTCATCAAGAGGATTCTCAGTGTCCAGAATAGTAGCTCCATCGTTTAAAGACAATTGAGCTTCACCTGTCTGAAAGAAAGGTATTTTATCAACATCTGACTTATCACCTGTACCCCTAAAAGGTTGATTAGTATAATAGTTAATAGCTTTACCGTGCTTATACTCTAATAGAGTTTGCAGTAGGATTTCTTCCTTACCCTTAAGCATTTTTTCCCAATCTGGGGTTGCATAGTTTTTTAGATCTTTATAGATATTAACTACCATGTCAGTTAGACCTGTATTTAATGCTCCTGCTAGTCTCCTAGAAGGGTTAGCACAAATAGTTTGCTTTGTACCTGGTGCCCTAGTTAATTCTTTTTCAGCAACAACTTGTTCTTGTACACCATAATCTGTTTTACGAGAATCTGTTACACGAGTAAAGTTTACTGCTGGTTGTTCTTTCTGTACTGGTTTAATTATAACTTTCATTGTTTCTTCTTCTTTGTTTGTTTACTGGCCCATAGCCTGGGCATAAATTACTGTATTTGTATATACTCCAGTTAATGGATTAAACACACTAGTAGCTGTAACTGATACTCCACCAACTACTACATAACTAGCAGCAAGCTGTACTGCTACTTTAGCAGCCAGCCCACCTCCAGTTGTATCTTGTACTACTATGTATTCAGTCATATATTAGTTATCGAACCTCAATGCAATAAATCCACAACGGGTAATATCCCTAATCATTAAGCCAAAGGATTTTTCAATGAAGCAAGCATAACCGCCTACACCACCTGCTAATCCCATTCCACCATCATTGATAGGGAAGCCTGTTTGTTTATCCCATTTACCAGCGCTACAGAAATAGTAGTCAGCATACTTTTCAGATACCATTGAAATGTTATCTCCCATTTCACCGGTAGTCTGTTCTTTAGTAGAACCAAAGTCCAAAATATCCATCCTCCAGGAGTCAATTGGGGTATCTGTATAGATAGGGTGCATTTCTGGACAGTAGTCTGGATTATCCTTGTTAGGATCCAGCATTACTGTAACATCCAAACCATTCTTACCTTTGTAATTGGTAAACTGAGCACCAAAGCTCAAATGGCGTGGATCCTTACCTTGGATAAAGAATGTATCCAGAGTTAAGAAAGCAGAAGCTTGTGTAGCTACCATCTCATGAAACATCCTAGCACCCATTTCACCGGTAGCTAAAACCAGCTTACGTGATTCAGGTGTAGCATCTTTCCTACCACGATAGATAGCAGATAACCATTCATCCAAACGTGTAAGTGTTAAGTTACCATTATGGTAAAGAGCATTACTGTATTCCAATTGTTGACGAAGACCTGGACCTGTCCTTTTCAGGTAGCCTTGTGGACCTGTAACTGTAGACTTACGCCCAAAGTTCAAACCCCACTCAATGTCTTCATATATTTGATTCATCATCTCAGCTTCTGCCATAGGCATGAAGTTCAGATATGCTTTGCCATCATTATCATAGAAAGGTACTCGCCACTGTTTCAGTTTTTGAACTGGATCACCAGAGTTCTTATCAATCCTCAAAGCCTTATCAGTAAACTCTAACTTTTCAGCTACATTACCTGCTTGAGAACGCAATTCAAAGATTGAATTAAACTGCATTGTACCATAATCCTGATTCATTTCATCAGCTACAGAAGTAGATACCTTACGAAATTCTTGCCCTACCTGAATTAAAGATACAGGAAAGAAGAGACTAGTATCATCTGTTTGTAAGCGTACTTTGTATAAGAAGCTACCACCATTCCTTGGAGTAGGATTACCTACAACTTCCAAGTTATATAAGTTAGACATACCAATAAGCACATCTGGATAATGGAACCAACCTTTATCAAGTACTATTTGAAATTCCTGACGTGCTAAGCCTGGCTTAGTAGAAGTTTCTACTACCTCAGTTACACGCAGTTTTTGTTTCTTATGGCCTGACAGTTTCCAGGTATACTGATTAGAGCTAAGGATAGTTTTCTTACCTTTAGCTTCTGTCATACCTAATAGAGGTTTACTATTGTAAATGTCTGTAGCAGAAAACAATTGGGTTAAACCAAGTGCATTCATAGACAAATCATGAGGTTTGTCCAATCCATAGGCTCTAGTTAAGTGGGTGCTATTAAAAGAGCTACCCCCTAAACCTTCTGTTACTGTAGTAGGCATTAAGCCCTGCATTGTGAAATTCATGTATTTGTGCTTTTAGTTTTTATAATATTTTTACTCTTCCATTAAGTGGGTTCTGGGCAAATAATTGTTTGTCTGGAGCACCACCTGCTTCACCTTTAGCCTTTGTTGTACCATGCTTCTTTAACTTATCCAGTAGGCTTTTAGAGGAAACAGTTGTAGCTGCATCTCCTTCTCTCTTTGTAGAGAAGCCTTTCTTAGGATCATAGTCAGAAATAATCTCAACTAGTTTAAGGAAATCCTTTGGATTAGATGAGATAAGCTGATACTTATACTGGTAATTTGTCATCTCAGAACCATCATTAAACTTAATTGGCTGAAATGTATTTAATATCTGTTGCTTCTTTGCAGGTAAGTAACCAGCTTCATCTACAGCAGATAAGAACTCGTGTTCATATCTTTCCTGGTTCTGTTTGGCTTGTTTATTCTGCTTTTCTGCAAAAGCTTGTACGTTTTTCTTTTCCTTTCCAGCAGCCTCTTTAAGAGTAGCTAATGCTTCATCAGCTGCATCTTTAAGTTCGCCTTTATCTTCAAGAACTTCTATTGTAGAGGCTATTCTTTTACTAGATAATCCAGAAGCTGAAAGTTGCTTTTCTATAACCTGTTTAGCTTGATCATCTTTAGAAGTGTCTATCTTCTCCAGGTCTATCTCTCTTTGTTGAATGGCAAAGAGTTTATTAAGGTCTGCAAACTGTCCACCTTTAACTCCATGATCTATGAGTTCAAACACTCGTGGGTCCTTTATTTGATTCTTAAGGTCTTCAGTAACTGCTTCCATCCTCAGTTCATTATCTAAGGCTATTGCTTTCTGAAGTCCTTCTTCTGTACCATCAAACTTAAAGTCTTCTGGTAGGTTTAGAATACCAAGATCAATGTATGTCTGAAAGATTTCCTGAGCCTGTTCTGGTGTAGTAGCACCTTCATCCTGTTTAGCTTTCTTTGCTTCCTCAAGATCTTTTGCTTTCTTTGCCTGAAGTTCCTTTTCTGTAAGGACCTCACTTTCTTCCTCTTCCTCTTCTTCCTCTCTATTTTCTTTTCCTTCTTCTTTCTTAAATACTGATTTACCAGCAAGTATTGAATCAATATCTATATCAAGTACTACATTTCCTTGTTTAGTTGGGTCTTGATTATTACCTTCCTGTACAGCATTTTCAAGCTTACTTGCTGGTGTAGCTTTACTCTTATTAGTACCTTTAGCAGCAGCTTCTTCTTCTGCCTTGATCTCAGCTGGTGTCTTCTCTACTGCATTCCTAGTTAATTCTTCAAAATCGAAGGTAGGAAAGTTAGAGGTTCCATCTGGGTTATTACTAAAGTTAATACCGTTTACTTTATTAGTTGTTTCCATCTATTTTCTATTACAAAGTTAATACTAAATTTTAAACTAATTACCCTAGAATAGTAATCCTAGGACAGTTATGATTTATATATGGTTATTTGCCAGTTTTTTTCTTAATTGAGGAAGCTCTAATCTGAGCTACTTTTTCTTGAGAAGCTATCTTTTGCCTTTCAGTATTAGTATCTTCAGCTTCTTTTGAAGTCTTAGCATCAAGCTTAGCTTGTTCTAAGTTATAATACCTTTCAGTATCTTCTCCAGATTGACGTAGTTTTTCTATCTCTAATTGATCTGGTATACCATCGTCATTAGAGTCTTGGTTTTTCTGACGAGAGAAGCTATTAATCTCAGCTACGTGGACCATAGCATTAGTCTTCATAGTCTCAAGATCTTCTCTAAGATCCCTATCCTTTTGAAGATCTGCACTCTTCATCTGTTGTACTTGAAGAGTAGTCTGTTGTTGAGCTTGTTGAGCTTGTTGTGCCTGTTGGCCTATCTCATCTTCTATTTGCTTAATGTAAACTCCAAACTCCGATAGGCTATCAGTAGTCATAAGCTTAGTTAACATACTAAGTGCATTCTGCTGGTTCTGTAATAGGTGAACAGCATTCTGTTTAAGAAATTCAAGAGATTGAGCTGCTCTACCATTATTAGCTATCTGTACATCATAGTCCAGGTTATCAAATATACCTTCACCTATTTCTAAAATAGAGATTTCATCTTCATCTAATATAAAGCGCTCAGTTTTAGATTTAGATCTAGAGTACTTTAACTGCATCATCTGAACTACTCCATTAAGTACATCTTCCCAAAGAAGATCGTGTAAGGAGAATATAGCTTCAGTTATGTGAGAAGACTGCATTATATCCTGCTTATTATCTCCAACATTAGAATAGGTAGAAGTTTGTCCCTCTCTTGGTTTAGATACACCAGCAGCTTCACCTATATTAGCTTCAATGAACTGAAGTATCTGTGTATACTCGCTTATCCTTTTAGAAGATAAGTCAAGTGCTTCACCAGGCTTCATAGTATTACCTAATCTTTCAGCACCTTCTGCATTAGCAAGAGGATTATAAGGCATTACACCGGTATCCCTCATGTACCTCAAAGTCTTATCAAGATCAAATTTTGGATCCAGCAGGAGAGTATTAAACATATTAATTACTCCCTGGTCCTTAGCTATAAGCTCTAACCACTTAGACATAACCATTAGATAAAGCTTTTGCCAAGGCTTCATTCTATCCATAGTAGAAACTATTGGAGCATTATATCCATTATGTGCAACGCCATATACTGGTAGTTTACACCTCTTAGGATCTTCCATAGACATATACTGGAAGGTAATAGGCCTAATGTTTACATAGATATTAGACTCAATTCTAGTACCTTGCCATACTTCAGGTATCCAGTCCCATTCAATAGCTTCTGGCATACCCTCAGCATTAATCCATTCTTTTCTAGAACGTGTTTCACCATCATCATCAGAATAACTAGTATTCTTAGCATATTTAGGTACTGTAAAAGCTTCATCTACTACTTGTTGAATCTCATCTCCATACTCATTAATAGTAGTATAGAAACCTATCTTACGGAAGGATTTCCAGTAGATAGTATAAACATTAAGATAGTCAAAATCTGTAGAAAGTTCTTGTCCAAACTGTCCTAAGTGATGAAAGTCTGTCATTCCATAGGCAGAGAATCTTCCCCTTCTATAAACTAAATTTTCAAAGTGAGAAGGATCCCAACCTCCTTGTGAGTACATCTTAGCATCAAGGCCAAATATACCACCTACCTGGCTATCTAAAGTACGTAGGTCATCTTCCTCCATGTCCTTACCATAGTGATCCATAACATCACTCATAGTCATTCTCCTACGGTATACAACATAATCTCCATCCTGTATAAATTGTACCTCTGGAGATTTGTGATATGCTAAACCTAATGGGTTAAGTACTTCTACATTAACCTGATTATTCATTAATGAAACTTCTATAGCTTCTACTCCACTAACATTAGCATGAAAGAAAGTTTGGTTTTTCTTATGTCTAAGCTTATATGCTATCTCTGCTCTACGGAGTAGTTTTTCCATTAGAGTTTCACGAGAGACTTTATAGTTTTTATACTTAGCTGCTATCTGCTCAGGATTAAGTATTCTCTGTTCCATTTGTTGAAGCTCCTGCATTAAAGCTTCTTGCTGCTGCTTAGCCTGATCTGGTGGAAGACCTTGAGTTTGTTGTTGTACTTGTAACTGTATCTTTTGCTGATTCTTAGCTACTTCTTTCTGTAGATTAAAGTCTATTAATCTCTGCATATCCCTAGTCTTATCCCTAATTACTTCATTAGAAACATCTTCACTGCTAGAGATAGCACTATACTCCCAGGGCCTCTTCTGTTCTTCACCTACTAGTACATTAATCTTATTATAGGTATGATTAAATGCCTGAACATAGTCTCTACCTAACTTATCATCTACTCCTAGTGGATCTGCAAATCTTTTATAGTCATTCTGGTTTAAGACATTGTTATGCAGGTTATAGTTTTCTTGCATCCTAGCATAGTCAACTATATATTGACTATCTGCCTGTGAACAGCGGTAGTCAATATTGTCCTTTCTCCAGGCTTTATTCTTTTTACTGTAGGATATTCTTTGCTTAGGTAAGTGAATCATACCTGGATTTATTTTTATTGTAAACATAAGAGGCATGAGATTCATCATCTCCACCATAATACTCATTGAACTTCCTGGCAAACTGATCCATTACTGTTTCTTTACCAGGATCTTCTTCGCTGGCATATTGATTATACACCTCTTCTTGTTGTATTACACAACCCATTAGTGTCCTAATTCTATCAAAGTTACCTGTTCTATTATAGGATACTAGTTCCTGTAGTAATCCTATGTCTGGTATCAGGTCTAAGTTTCTTTCCTCTAATCCATTATCTGGATTAATACCTCTAGACTGCATTAGCCACCTCTTAAGATATATTTCTCCCATCTCCACATGTTTAGGAGATCCCATAGAGTGTCCCTTCACCCTCTTAGATGTAGCACTATTAGTTATGTGTTTCTCCATTGTTCTATTAGGAGAGTCCATTAACCGGCTAAGTGCATTATTCTTTATAAAGAACTCTTGTACTACTGCACCATTCCTATCATTTTCAAAGTCTACTTTAGCGTTATAATACTTAGATAATTTAAATGCTATAAAGTTAGCAAAGGTAGTTGGATCTTCTTTAGCCCTACCAACATATATAGCTACAAGATCATCAAAGCCTATCTCATACATGTACTTCTTAGTCTTGAGGACCATTATACAAATAAGAGATTCTGCACCTGACTCCTCTATACCAATAGTATCCATTGATATAATGTATGCTCCAGAAGGAATTTGACCTCTTATCTCTCTAGGCTGTTCATATATTACCAGACATCCTTCCCTATTCTTTTGATTAGGCTTAATAGGGTAAGTATCAATAGGCTGAAGCTTACCTTCAAGATCTGGTAGAAAGTCTACTAATCCTTTCTGTTCTACTAGAGTACCTTTAGTTCCCAGGAGCCTATAAGCTCTATCTGACTTAAGTTTACCTAACCTAGCTATTAGCTCTGGTAGAATAGAAGCAAATATATTTCCACCTACTATAAGGAATGCTTCTGAAGGAGTTTTACAGTACTGAGTAAGGTCTAGTGCCAGTGAAGCCCTATCCTTGTTCTTAGAGGCCTCTCTTTCACGATTAAGAGATACCTCAGCTGCCCATCTAATAGCATTTCCATTAGTATCTAATAAGGATACTTTCTGTCCATCTATCATTTCATCCCCTTCCCTAAACCACATCTCATCTACAAAATATCCACACTTACTATGTACTTCTGTCTCTTCATAAATATTATCAAATGAAGCTAAATGGTATGCTTCTGGATTATAGAACATTTCAGAGAAGTCCTGTGAGTCTCCCTTCATATCACCACCAGTACCAAATATAATTGCAATACCTTTATATATCTTTCCTGATCTTAGAGTAGGTTCAGTGTAACCCCAGGCTTGCTTAAGTTGGGTTATAAGACCAGCTTCTTCAAATAGTACTCTACTAGTACCATTACCTACAGCTGCTTTTGGGTTATTGTGAAGAGTAACAGTTGTTATTACGGACTTTCTTCCCTTAACATATTTCTTTCCATTTTCTTCTACTTCCTTACCCGCCTTAACATAGCAATGATCTTTAGTAGATACTCTATTTACTGTTGGACCACCAAATTCAGTATACTGATTTAGAAAGTCAAGCATATCCATTGCCATGTCAAAGGTGTCCTTTGCCTTAACACCTAACTCTGCGGCAATGATAACTTTAGATTTTTTAAAGAAGCTAAATTTCCACATAGCTCCACCTGCATTCTTAAAAGAGAAACCCTTTCTTCTAGCCTTAACTACTATAAGGCTTTTCTTATCTTCTCTATTCTTAGGATTTTCCCTTTTTTCTAGTTCCTTAAACCAGTAGTAATCCATTGTGCAAAAGATAGGAAAGTCAGGCTCACCTATCTCTTCACCAGTATCTTTATTAATAGCTACTAGCTCTATTAAGCAGTAGTTAAGATAGAAATAGTACTCTCCTGGTATTCTTACTCCACAAGGCTTACCATCTATATAAGGCTCATATCCTTGTAAGCACCTATCTCTTTCTTTGGTCCAAAACTCTTTATACTCTATTGTGCCTGGTATAGCGCTAGTATAACTAGGCTCCACTCCAGTACCACTATTGTCTTCTCTTGATTTTTTAAAGGCGTTAGATGCAGGACTAAATACAGATGAGTCATTAAAGAATAAATACTGCCATTCAGTATTTCTCATAGGGTCTAGCATACTAGCCCTAGAGATCTTACCATATACAGCTTCATTAGATAGTATAGTATCTATAGGACAGCCCTGCAAAGGATCTGTTATAACTACTGCTACTCTTGGGTCTAATGTAAGCTTTTCTCTAACCATTATTATTCCTCAAACATATTAAATTTCTCCTGACCTCTTACATTAACATTAGAGGTTTGCTGTTCCTTCCTAACCTTTATTGTCTGATCCTGTATAGCACTAACTACTTTAGGTAACTTCTCTAGTGCAGACATTATCATGTTAGTAGGGTATTTAGGCTTACCTAATTTATCTACAGCAGCAAAGTCCATATTCTTTAGGAAGTTAGCCATTTTATCTGCTGTGTCATTAGCTATATCTAATAATCTAGAAGCCGGTGTTTCAGATAGTACTTTGTATTTCTTTATAGCTTCTACTACTATAACGTTAGGTTCCCAGTCTTTATCTTTAATGTAGTCCTTTATAATCTGCTCTTCCCTGGTGTCTAGTGCTATATTATGATACACAGATCTAGGGTCTGCCATATGATAAATGTAAGCTAGTACTTGAGTAGCTTTAGACTTATTAGTAGACTTATCATCATCCCAGATGTGCTTCATCTCTGGAATAAATAATCCTTCAGGAGTTATTTGAGGTACATTATCTCTTACTGTGAAGATTGACATTTATTCTCTATAAAAGGTGTACTTTCTAAGGTTCTATTTTTCCACTGCTCTACAGACTTCAAAGCAACTCTTGCCCAACCTATGAGATTATCATCTTGATCTTTCTTATCGTCATGATATATATCTAATACATTAGGAGATTTTAGATTAGTAGTATAATCTTCCAAAGTGTTTTTAGTTTGACCTTCTTCCATCCTATATAAATTAATAGCTGTTCTATGAGAAATATCTCCAGTAACTATATAAGGTGGATTATAAGGAGTTGATGGAGTAGTATAAGGAATATAAGGTTGTCCTATAGGTTGTGTATAAGGTGTTCCTATTATGGGAAGTTTAGCGCTATTAGGTAAAGATAATCCTAATCTAATGATATCTAGTAGTCCATCTACTTCTTCTTGTGTAAGTCCACCTTTACTAGACTCTAGTTTACCTAGTAAATAGTATAATGTTTCTTTTTCTGTCATCTTGCTGGTATTTTATATTTTCCTTTTGTTGTTAAGTCACTAAGTATCTTTCCAGTTAAATGCCCAACTAGAAAAGCATGAGCTTCATCAGAGTTTGTAGATACCTTTATACCAGTATTAACTAACACATAGTTAGCTGCATGTACACATTCATGTGCTATGTACTCTACTGATAGGCACTCCTCTGAGAAGAGTATTAGAACTCCCTCTCCTTTGGTATAAGTTGTAGATGCACCATCTGTATCAATATACACTTTTGGGTCTAGCTCCAAATTAGAAACTATCTTAGCCATTGTAGGTCCTACTACGAAAGAGACCATATCATTATATATCTCTAAGTCTGTTGAGCTTTTGTATATCTTCCTTCTCATACTTAGTCAGATAGCTGGTCCTCATTCCTTTGCCTAAAGTAACCACGTAATCCATCTCTTAGATTAGGCTTCTCTGTTGTAAGTTGATAGAGTCCTTGCCAATCTTTCTTTATATCAGTGAATGGGTTATAATCATTTTCACGTAAAATCTTCCAGCGATCATAGTACCTTCTATTCTGTATGTTACCATGAAAGAAGTGGTTTACTAAACCAGGTACAAATCCTACATTCCTTTTAATATATCTATCACAGTTATCACCCCAACGAAGAACCATTTTACGATATTCTTCGTTAGTAACCTCCTCTATAGATCCACTAGCATCTCCTACTAGAGCATGAGCCATATGCCTATCTGCTGCTCCTGTTACTGCAAAATCTATTAGTCCACCTACTTTGTTTATAGCTTCTTTTCTAGCTGCCCAAGCAAAGCCTGGGTGCCAAATTTTACCTGTCTGTGCTCCATACAAAGTGTTAATTTTCTTTAAGCCTACTGTCTCTGGAGTAGGTGGTACACCGGTAAAGGATATGTTATTGATGTAAGAGTACATAAAACCATCAAACATTCTACCATTAATTGGGACACTATTACTATCTAGGTCCTGACAGTGAGAGAACATCTGAACAAAGTCATAATGCTGAAGTTGTTGGATAGTTTCTCCTGCCCAATCATGCCTGGCAAATTGTATATCTGCATCTACCCATGCTACATATTTCCAATCTTCTGGTAGGTGCTGTATACCTATGTTTATTAAGTTTTCCTTTATCCATAATTCAGAAGTTGTCTGGACATGTATAACTGTATGCTTATCTGTTATCTGTTCTGTATATACTTTAGATCTTTCCCCAAATGTACACTCTACTGTGTACAAGTGTGCTTCATTGGTATCTAATACATACCTTTCAAATATCTTATAAAGCTCCCACCGGCGCTTATATCTTTGTGGATTAAATACTACTGCTATCACATATAGAGGAGCATCAACAAAATCTGGTCTGTTGAAGTGTGTAAGTCTTTGTTCAATTTTTCTTTGTTGGCTTTCCATTTTATTATTTACTTTTTTCTTCTTCTTATTCTATACTCTAACTAACCACCCATAAAGAAATACTTCCTCATCTGCATTAGCTTGAACAATACCTACATACTTCTGTACTTGAAAGTAGTGTATCACCTTTATTATAACCTGCTCATTTAGCAGAGGGCTTCTGCCTACATGCGTTTTATAACTATCTAAGTAGCTCTGTAGTACAGACAAAGTATTACTTCCTAGTACTCCATCAATACTTATTTTACTAGCACTAGATATTGTAGCTAGAAGCTGTAGGGACTTTTGTAAGTAACTAATTGAAGTACTAGCTCCATTATTAACTGCTATATCAAATAATGTGTTAGCGAGAGCTTGTGTAGGTATAGCCTGTATATTAGTGCCTATCCAGAAGTGAGCTAGATAAAAATCCTTTACCTTTGACTGTAGAACAATACTAGTGTCTAAGTATTTAGTAGCATTCTCTATAGTAGAGTTTTTCATTACTGCCTCTACTATATCCCATCCTTCCCAACCAGGAAAGTTTATCTGTGAAATACCCTTATATGTTAATCCTCCTGGATCTACTGAATTATCTGATAGTCCACCTTCATGACCTAATGTAAGCTGAAAGGCTATATTGAAATCTGTCATTAGTACTTAAGTATGTAAGTGAACTTATCTCCCTGCGTAAAGGTGAAAGTACTAATGCTTAAAGCTACCCCAAATGCCGGAGTCTTATTTGCTATGTCATATCCAGCAAATAGTTTTCCATACTGCTTGAAGCCCAATGTACCACCAACAACAGCAGTACCTATGGAGGCTTTACCACCATTTAAGCTTACTCCACCACTAGCTGCTATTCCTATACTAAAGTCTTGATCTACTGTGCAGGTGTTATTAGCATTTCTTGTGCCTGTGCCAAAGATTATATCATACCCTAAAGTAGGTGCTAGAGTCCCTGCTGGAACTATTGAGTTCTTAGAAACCTCAAATTCTGAGAAACTTAATGATACTGCTGGTGCAGCTACTATCATAAATGAAGGCACACCTACTGCTGGTATTGAGGATCTTACTGTACTTGCTTTAAGTGATAGTCTATACTGTTCTGTAGTCCATGTAGAGTCATACTTCTGCATATACTGACTACATAAAGTTTGTGCTCCTACTGCAAAAGAAAAGAATAATGCTAGTACTGTGAATAGTTTTTTCATTATCCTATAAACCTTTTAGTTGAAATTGATTCTATCATTGATGCTGATACTAATGCATAGCCTTCATAATTACTAAAGCTATAATCATCCATAGTAACTAAATCACGTTGATTCTTAAATGGATAATAACGATCACTTTTAAGATCAAAAGAAATCATTTGAATAATATTACCTACTTCTAGTTTAGCACTCAGATTACTATTCTCATTAATCTTTGGATCCATTGCTACTACTACACCCTCAAATAAATAAGGTAGTGGATTGTCTACTATCTTATGACTTCCATATGCAGATGAAGATGGTACATCTACTGCTATTTTTGATATGCTTTTAATTAACAGAGGTTCACTATTTAACTGGTTAGTTACAGTTTTTGCTATCCTAGCGTGATCCTCTTTAAAAAGTTTAACCACGATATTACCATTAACATAAGACCTATTTTTAATAGGCTCAGGTATATCTGACATTGCCTCAGTTTCCCTATTGTATTTTTCTACTTCTTCCTGGGCCAGTTTAAGAGATTCTTGTTCCCTCTCAAATCCATCCTTACTTGTTAAAATAAGTGGAGTGCCACCATTACTTTTTGACATATCACTTACTATTGGTTCATCTTTCATTTCTTTCTTTTTCGTTTTTGTTTATAAGTTGCTACTACTTTGTACCATTCTTTTGCTTTATCTAATGCATTAATTGCTTTAGTGCTATCTTGTTTCTTTGCTACTGCTCGTGTTAATGGGTAATCTATTAAGCCTTTTAGTTTGTATGGTATTATACCAAAGGTGCCAAAATGATTATCTAGGATTGCAGGATATGTACCTTCAGCTAAGTTCTTTCTTATCCACCAATACTTATGGTCAATACAATGTTTAACTATATTAATGGGTACCCCTAACTTCTCTGCTACCTTCTGGTAAATTTCTTCCATTTAGCTTATTCAGCACTTCGTCTTTATCATTATTCCTTAGTCCGGCGAGTATAATTCTAGCTTCTACTAAAGATATTTTAGATCCGTCTTCTCTATATAACCCGTCAGTCTTTAGTTCTATAAGATTTTTATTCATTCGATTTAGCTTTTGGTATATGTTCTATACATATAGTTAAAGGTCTTTGTTAATTAAGTTCTTCCATCAAATAAACTCTATGAGGTTTTCTTCTGTTGGTTTAATATGAACCATATATCCTGCATATACCGGTATCTCTTCATCTGGTGGTATATCATGAATTGTCTTTAGCAGTAAATAAGTATCTCTACCAAGAACAATATAGGTTGGGCGCTTACCTTTTTCTTCTACGAAAGCTTTAATACCCAACTCTATATCATCTTTAAGAGTTGTTATGTTTGTCATTTTACTTGTTCTTCTATTGTGAAATTAAATACATAATCAAACTCAAACTTCTGATCCTTGGCTAAGTTATCCTTTATTACCCGCCTAAGTACCTGAATCTCTTTAGGAAAGCTTAGTAAGCTATCCTCATCTTCTATTAATATTCCCTTAGTTATAATAGAGGATCTTAAATTATATAACGCTGACCTAGTTACTTTTAGTTCTTTAGCTAGCTCAAAATTCTTTGATTGATAATTCTTACTCTTCTTTTTATCAAGAAAGTACTCCATAGGCTTACTACAGATTATTGAGATTAGCTGAATCTCATGGCCTGTTAGCCTAAACTTCTTTAACCTTCTGATATTCATTACATTAAAATAGAACTTATAAAATTCGTATTCTGATGATATGAATTGATCATTTATTTGTTTCTTCATTGTTACTATTATACAATATCTCCCCTCACTTCAGTGACTTTTGACAACCAATTACTTGATTGCGATTTTAACTTACTAACTTATCCTCTGCCGTTTTAAGCCTTCCAGTAGCACCGGTAATCTAACTGCTACCCCAGAGTATTCATTCTTGTAAGTCATTTTTGTTAGCTAGAGGGGACAACACCATAATGTCTATTTGACTAGGCCAACCCTCTGTCTAGGCTTCTATCTATCCCTCTGGGACCCTCAAAGCCGGTAACTATTAAGCTGCTAACGGATACAAAGATAAGCAAAATAAAGGATCCATGTAGCTTTAAGTATAGTTTTAGCGTACTAAATAATGTAAGTAGTTGATAGTCAATGAGAATGATTTCAAAGAATATTTTTTGTAAAGTAACAGGTTTACTTTCCTACTGGAATGGTAAATATATTGCTTGACTATATAAGGCTATGAGCTTATAATGGGCCTATATTAGGTTATAGGCTTATGGTTGGCGAGGGCACTTTTGAAAGCCGGTATAGGTTATAGTTAAAAAAATTTTTTAAAATTTTATTAAATGGGCTTACTAGTACTGGTGTTGGTACTTTTATTGTTACTGGCATAGGTACCTGGCATCAAACCTACCCCCCTACCTAATGCTGTCTTCTTGGTGCCTGGGGTACATGAGGGTCTTTCTAAGTCTACTTTGGACTTTTGAATGTGAACAATCCCCAGGATTATAGTTCATCAGTAAAACTCACAGATCATGGTCACAGCCAAAAAAGAAGCTACTGAAGTAGCTCAAGTATCATCAGTTAGTACAACCTTTGGCAGCATGTTTACCACTGCCAGAGATGATAATTCCTTCGATGTTAAGGTAATGCTACTTAAGGTAGAGAATGCCTTTGACACCAAGAAGGACGGTAGCCAGCGTAATGCTAAATCAGCAGATACTGTTCTGTCTATCAAAGATAGTGCAGGTAAATTGTTAAGGCCATTCTGCTATAGGAGCAGTGTATTTGGTCAAGGCATTCCTGCTTTGCCTGGTAGTGGTTTACCGGTAGTATGCACATTCATACCTCAAGAGGGTATTAATCCTATTACTAAAGTGGCATATGATCCTAAGCTTATTGGCTTAAGGGTTGATATTGAAGCCATCCAAGAGGAAGTTATGCGTAAGCTTAACTCATTGAAAGGCTCTTTAGTAGCAACAATGTAATAGTGGTTGGAGGGAGTTGCAGCTTAGGCTGTGCTCCCTTCACTTCTTATTTGGTCCTAGCCAGGAATATCCATTACTGGTTATTGATGCAGAGGGATGTGTATACATATAGTTAATTGGCATCTCTCTAAATGACGTACAACGAATGTTACCTTATAGTTATAAAACAAAGTCTTAGGGCTACTGCAAGGGTTAATTGATAGTTCTTGTATCTTAGCTACACATCTAACTGATTGATGCAAAAGAATATCCTATCATAAGCATAGATTCTCTGTGAAGGGGTGAGTATTGACGAATACTACTTGACAGATAAAGACTCCATGTTAGCACTTGCAGTAGCTTTAATCTATATCTTGAAACCTGACAAGCTTTAAATGTAAAATAAAGTATATGGAGCAGAGTACAGCACAAGGCTGGTTGTGATTACTATATCCAGAAGTCGAGGACAGCCAACCTCAAGATAGTAATAGCTGCTCTTATCCCTCTTCAGTACAATAACATTAAACTTCTGCTACTAGGATATAAATAGGTTCAAGGTACATGCACCTCTATTTAGATTCCTAGTAGCTCTTGTTTAACTGCTAATGCATAAGTATTAGTACTTGAGTAGATCTTCATTAACACTCACCATTATAGTTAGCTTTGGCAGAAGGAACTAAATGACAATAAAGAATCTGTCAAGTATAATATGAACTATCTTTTTGAGCATAAAGTAAACTATGCACAAGTAAGTATGAGCAGCGAATGCTCTATAGTTCACCAACCACTGGAGCAACTAACTGTTTACAGATTAGTATATAAGACTCCAGTAACTTATTATTTATTTAACATTTAAAGCTTTAGATATGCAAGATCCATTTGAAGAAGAGATGAAGAAGAGTATGGAGCAAAGATTATCTGAAGAGATAGCTGAGCTTAGAGCTACTATTGATTCTCTTGAGGATAAGATAGGAGATCTTAAAGCTGAAGTGTTTGTACTTACTGGAAGAATGAATAGTGTAGAAAGAAGATCTGGAGTTAATTATCTAGACTAAATTTTACTTGAAATAATAAACTGTAAGTGAGTGGTGGTAAGGGTTCCAGGCATATATTCCCCTTATTCCTCTAAAAGCTCAAACACAAAACAAGAATAGGTCTACATACATTATAGTTAAAACCCCTCACCATGACAAAACTTCAAATACTCAGAAAGACTAGGAAAGCATACAATGATATGCTTGAGAAGCATAAGAAGTCTTCTTATAATAGATTTAATGATGCTTTATTCAAAGCTTATATGGATATAGGACTATGTTTGTACATATCCACAGTATTTAAAACAATGGCTCCATATAAGGAATATTGGTTTGGAGAAGGTTATATTGCTAATGTGCCAGGATTTACTTTTACAAAAAAAGATCTAACTCAATCTATACAGATAAGGATAGATCGTTTAGATGTAGAAATAGCAAAGCTACAGATATAAAATTCATCAATTCATAGTAAAAACTCACAAATAATGAAAACTATTAAATTTAACATTATCTGGATGAGTATGCAAACTACACTGGATCAAGCTATGGAATTAGCAGATTTCATAAATAAAGGCTTAGGTAAAGAACACCAGATTGCTGTTGTTGAAATCAGTAATAAGTGGTACATGTTAGTAGGAGATGATACAGCTAAAGACTGGTATACCATAATATATACTGAACTTAAAAAAGAGCAGCAAAAAAGCTTAATCTAACCAATAACATCATATATCTTTAGTAACTAATAGTAGATGCGAAGGGTCAAATGAGGTAATACTCATATGCTTAACTAATAAAATGAACCTATTAGCTATTATTAGTTACTTCAGATAAACTTACATGTTAGGAAGATACTCATACCCATGAAAGTTGGTTAGAATAACCGGAGGTCTAATAAACACCGGTTCAAGAACTTAGTTCACTATGAGTTATTCTTACTTCAGATTAAGTTATTGGCAATGTGAACTCTGGCTGTAAGCCAATAGTCAGAGTAGTAAATAGGATAACTCCATAAAAGAGGACACATAGGCTTTATTAGCCTGTACTATTTACAATTATTATTAGCAATCTGATATAGTCAGCAGACTACTATTTAGTTATATGTGTAGTTACTAGAGTAACAGAATGTCAGGTATACCAGTAATCTAGTCCTGATCTACACATCTTCTAATCAAGGTATTTAAACTTAACTCTTTAGTTCATATTATAGTAGTAGGAATAAGTGATAAGTATTTTAGATAGATAAGTCTAATCTTATCCGTATGCACTTATTTTAGCCTTATCAGCACTACTACTTACTTTATTAATAATATAAGTTATGATGCAGCCTAGGCCAGACTTGAATCAGGGGTGTTCATGTAAAACTATTTGAAGATGTATTCTGAAGCTCTATTTAGTAGAGAGTTAGGTTAATCCCTGCATGAAGATAAAGTTTGATTCTTCAGAGGAAGAGAATAGTTAATCGAAAGATATAACTTCTTATATTATTACTTATTATATCCTTAATGCGAATTACCAGAGGTAACAAGGGATTAACTCATTCTTCAGAGTTATGCGGCCAATGGAATTAGAGTAGCATTAAAGATATATTTTTAGCCCTTTGAACAGATATAGAGGGTATTAGTATCTGTAGTAATGGACTTTAAATAGTAATATTTATATGTTCCAGCTAAGTTGGTAACTCAACAACCATTTACTTTTATTATATGACTTCTAGTAAGGTTATAGGGGTCAAAAATCTCTGAGTAATGTCCTTAAATTTATACTAGAAGTCTCCTTATAGTTAGGAGCGTTATGACTTAAACTAAGACAATCTTCTTACTTTCATTTGAAGACCTTAATCCTAACAGGTAATGATAGAAAATTCTATGACAGGGTCTAAACTGTTAAGGAATATCTGGTGTCTACATTAGTAGAGTAAAAGTACCAGCAGAATGTGGATAGTTCTGTATTATACTTTCACCTATCATTATCTATTTTATTAAAACTTTCTTACTTCTTCTAGCAATAGAATATTGAGAAAAATAGAATATAATTTAGGTAAAGCAATAACTCCTAACAATATCTATAGAAGTAAGAAAATAACTTTTAGTACTTTAGTGAGGTTAGTTAGTAAAAACCTAATGAAACATTTAGAAAAGACTAACTATTAACATTATTTAATAGCTATAAATAATGACTCATTATAGTACTTCCTTTTAGTATTAGTAGACTGGAAATAAGTGTGTTTGCATACACTATATTGCGAGGTTTTAGATGATACTCATCACTAATCCTATCTTATTATACTAAAGAGTTTATATCAAAATCCGGAAAAAGTAGACTATAGCAATGGTAAGCTTCTACTTCTCTTTAGTACCTTTTTTATTCTAACACATAAAACCAACAAAACTATGAAAGTATTACAAACAGTTACAGAAGTATCAGGAGAAGGATTAGAAGCTCTAATAGGAGAACAAGTCCTAATATTTTGCTTTAATTACTTTTACTATGGAAAATTAGTAGGAGTAAACGCAACTTGTATTAAACTTGAAAAAGTTTATCAAGTATTTGAAACAGGAACTTTTTCTGATCCAAAATTCAAAGATGCACAGAAATTTGCAGATGAATGGTATATCCAAAACTCTGCTATTGAGTCTTTTGGTAAATCTTTTAAAACTATACTATGAATGCAATAAGACCACATTCGCATTATAAAAGAGGGCAAATTGGGAGTGGGAGTGGGAGTTGGAGTGGGAGTGTGAGTTGGAGTTGGAGTGGGAGTGGGAGTTGGAGTTGGAGTTGGAGTGGGAGTGGGAGTGTGAGTGGGAGTAAGAGTGGGAGTGTGAGTGGGAGTAAGAGTGGGAGTGGGAGTGGAAGTTGGAGTGGGAGTTGGAGTGTGAGTTGGGGTACATAAACACTATTAATTACCTTTTGATACCTTATTGATATATAATTAACAACGCAGCTACAAATAGGTGAAGTCCTGTTATTATATATTAAGCTCTCAAACTATATCCTAGTAATAGGCTATTGGTAAGATTAGGATTCGTGATAAACAATACCTAATATATAGTATGAGAGATTTATAGGATAAATATAGAAATTCAGCTTTTTTTAAACCGATTTGTTGACTAAGTTTGAAATTATCCGTATTAAACTCATTGATAAAGAGCAGTATTTATATTCACTGAAGTAGTTTTCATTTTCTAACCAATAACTAATAACAGTGCAAGAAGCACAACCAAAGTTCATCATAGTAACAGTAAAGGGTAATCAAGTAAAGATCAATGTTGAAGACATTGGTCAGTATGCTAATAAGGTACCAGATAGTGCTAAAGCATATATAGTAATGCATGCTGGAAGATGATATTACATTTATAATAATCTTTAGCTGTGTAGCATTAGTGCTAACAGTTTGGTTTATATTTATTGTAATGTCTTATCAATAAAGGTGAATAGGGATCAATAGCTTACCTATACACTTCCTGCTATACCACTTTGAGGACTTATGAGCTATTAAGTTTTCTAGTTATGGCAGGATATTTTATTCATTATTACAAAACTCACAGACATGAAAGCTTACAAAGATCTTGCCAGGTTAGTACAAGATATGAGGGAATGTATTCCCGACTTTATCTATATTGCTCCTCAGCTAAAATTTGGACAGTATATCTGTTGGGATGAAGATACGTTAGCTATTCTAAGTAATAAGTATCTTGATATTAATATCAGTAAAACTTATTTTTGCATAAACTAATCACCATGACTAGGAAACACTTCAATCAAATGCTGCCTTATGTATTCATAGCAGCAATCTTATTGCTTATTGTTATTACTAACATAAGCTAATAATTACTAAATTAAACAAAACCAACTATCATGAAGCGCTATAAAACAGAAGTAACTCAGAAGTATATTGATAAGCTAGTACTAACATTACATAAGAAGAAAGGTGAAGAGATAGATTATTCCGATAGTAAGAACTGCGCTTTAGCTATAGCGGTTAAGAATGCAGGAATGACACCTATCTATGTAGGAGCTAGCTATTTTGAAGTTGCTACAGATGACGGCTTAGGTAAAATATATTATGTAGATAAGTCTTATGAAGGATATATAGCAGACGATATACATACCTTCTGTACAGATAAAAGAACCTCTCTTAAAGTTAAGTACTACGAAAGCAGAGAAGATATTAAATAATTTCATAAAACTGAACCTATGTATCATCTAACACTACAACAACTTAAAGATAGTCCACAGCAAACTATTCACGTAGGTACTTTATTTAATTCTCCAGAAGGAGTATATATCTCTGATGAACATAAAGGAAAAAATCTTAAGTGGATACTAAAGATAGGCGGTGCAGAAGATTGGGCTATCTACGTAGGTTTTATGGAAGATAGCGTATCTTCTATAGAAAGCAATGGACAGAAAGTAGGCACTGAGTTTAATATCAAAAAACTTGTAGATTGTCCTAGAGAAGTGCTTTTAAGATACCGGTATTAATTGGACATATAATTGCTATGTGTTCATATTTTCTATTTTTCTGTACATATCCAAAACCACAAAAACTCCACATGAAAATTAAAACTGCTATTAGAGCTATACTAGGTATAGTTCTAATTCTCATCATTGCAACTGCTATTACTTTATGGCTTACTGCTAATATACCATTACTAATTTATTGCTGGTTAGCAGCTTTTGATTGGTGTATGGTAGTTATTCTGTATCAAAGTAAGAGTGTCTCCTGGAATAAAATAATTAACTTTAACAGAGAACCTCTTTATGATGTTGAGCACTTCTTTGATTATACTTATGTAATGCAAAATGCTACCAGAAATGAAGTAAGATCTTTAGTTCTACCTCATTCTTATCCTAGCAGAAGTAAAAGATCTGTAGCTAGTGACTTCACTATATACAAAGCAGGTACAGATATTATTGTTAAGGATGAAGAGATATATGACTTAGATCATGACTTTAAAACAACAAAAGAATACCAAGTAGCTTAAATGCGATTTACTATGTAAAGTCCCAGAGTTTAAGTGTTAATCTGGGCTAGCAATAGCTATATAAAAGACTTGTATAACACTCAGTGTATCTAACTTGAACTAAATAAATCTCACACTAGCTAATGACGGAAAATTAGACTAGAGAGGTGCTCCTTAAGAATGGGTGAGCTAGCTACAAGAGGCCATAAAGCCAATGTTATCTCTAAGAGATAGCATATATACCTAAAGTAGGATACTAAAATATTTAAAGTGTAAGGAAGAAATAGTAGTTCAAACTCTCTTGTTCTTGTACTAACTGCTTTAAGTCACAAAACTATGATAATTACATTAATTCTTTCATTAATAGCCTGTCTTATAATAAATATATTAGTAATAAGAGACAGATATTCTAAATAATTAACTCACAAAACTAAATTCTTAATCATATGGAAGAAGGCGACAATGAACTACTTGGGATATAGAAAAATATTAAAGCGTTTTAGGTCAATTTGGCATAGATTGTGTAACCAGTTGACTAAAGGAAATGGTATGAATAAGAATATCGAACCAGTTCCCCCTAATTTAATTATAGCAGAGCAAACTATCATAGGCGATGCAAGCGGATTAACTTTTCAATTCATGGTGAACGAAAAGAGTATTGATAGCCCATATAAGCTAATAATATTTGGTGCTTCATTACCTTTCGGGAATAGAGAAATATTATTTGGCAAAGACGGTATTAAAAATGGTGGGGGTACATTTGTTGGCGGGGCTTGTGATATTTTTGAAAGCTAAGAAGGCATTACTTCATTACACTTTGGTAATTTCTTATTAGCTTTTTTGTACTCTTCCAATAATTCAACTTCACGGGCAGAAGGATATTTTGGATTGCGTGGCACACAACATTCAGTAAGCCCTAAACACTTACAAAGATAGGTTTTATTTTCAAAAATAGCCAAATGAAAGACATAAGCACTACAATAAACGATACGTCAATGTTGATAGATAATCCCCAATATGAACTAATAATAGAAAGGGGAAGTGAACCCATTGGGCAGGTAAGTATTAAGCGGCTTATTACCATTGCAGAAAGTATTCTAAAAATATCGGAGGGTGCTTTTCTGTTACGGTTACGGGGTGTTGGCAGCACAAAAGGACGCAAAACATTTTCTTTAGAAAAAAGCCTCCAAATAAATATACGAGGTATTCACGAAAAGCAAACAAAGCTATTGTGTACAGCTTTAGATTTTACGTGTTCCCCTTTTAGTCAAACAATGAACCAATATCAATTAGACCTATTTGGTAGCGAACAAATGGCATCTCTAAGAAATCACACACCAATTTCTCTTTTTGTTGAGGTATTTCGTGGAGTATTAAATAATGAAGCCTCGTCCAATATTGACAAGCCATTGCTAAAATCATTAAAAGATTTCAATAGGGCATTTTTGTCCGATAAAGAAACCTTTATTTTTAAAAATCAATCTTCTATCGAACCGCTTCAATTAGACAAAAAGATTGTTAAGAGAATAACTGTTATTGAAGAAGACATCCCCGACCCGGAAGCAATAATTATAAATGGGCTTGTTGAAAATTTACAATACAGCAAGTTTAAGGTAGGTATTATTTCAGAAACTGGTAGGATTGATGGTTATTTGGCTGATACGGTGGATAGAGATTATATGGCACGTTTTTGGGGAAAAGGGGTAACTATATTTGGGAAAAAACATTATAGGGCAGATAAGAGTTTTATAGTAGAAATTGAAAAAGTATTTGTCCCACAAGCAGGAGATGAATATTTTTCTAAAAAACATATTTCGAGGACAGCAGAAGAACAACTCACGCATCAAACTCAAAAGAAGCACCAAATAAATCCATTGCAGAACTCCTTTAATAAATGGCCTGGGGATGAAGATTTTAATGAACTACTCGAAATGCTACGTAAATGAGGTATGTTTTAGATACTTGTGTACTAATGGCAAATATTCGAGGGACGAATATATATGAGACTATTGAGCAAGAAAATGATTTGCTTAATAATGAAAATCAATCTATAATATCGGTTGTTACAAAGGGAGAAATATTAGCATTGGGTAGTAAAAATGCGTGGGGTGCAAGAAAGATGGAGCCGTTAAGAGCGCTGTTAAGAACTTACCCTATTATTAATATAGAACACGATGATGAGGATTTGATTAATGCCTATCTAAGAATTGATGCTTTTAGTCAAAACCGATTACCGGAATTAAGATTAGGAAGGTCGGTAACAATGGGAAAAAATGATTTGTGGATTGCAGCCACAGCATTTGTAACCGGCTCTACACTTCTTACTTTAGACGGAGATTTTGACCATTTAGACGGAGTCATAATTCCCGTAAAAAAATATGTGGTTGCACCAGTAAATGTGCCTATTTTACAACCAGCACCTATTGTTGAAGTATTGCCGCAAAATGAATTACCTAACCAATGAAAAAGGAAAAAGAAAAGAAGAAGTACGAGCCTAAACTGGCGGTAAAAGGTAGCTATGCTGATATAACCAAAATATTAGCAAAAGCACCAAAACCAAAGTCAGATAAAAAGGACGAAAAGAAATAGACAGTCAACCCCAAGACTGCCATAATAACATTATAATATTACCTTATCCCATCTTGTTCATTGTCGCCTGGAAGAATTCTAAGCACTTAATAGTCAGACATTAATTTTAAAAGCTTTAAAATATATATTAGAAGCTGAACCTGATATAATGAGTACAGATAGAAGAGAAATAAAATATCAACTTCTAGCTGATATTAATACAGCCATTAAAAAATAATTTCACAAACTAAACTAAATATCTATGAATAACAGGAATAGTACACAAAAAGAAATTGAAGTAGTTATGCTTGCTACTGATGAAAAAGCATTTAATATTAAAATTCTATTACTTCACAAATTAGGGGGATTATATTTAGGTAATAGAGCAGGAGAAAGAGGTACAAAATTGTATAACTTTTTAGCAATAAAGAATGAAACAGATAAAATTATACCATGTGTATTAGAAGATGTTATTCCTCAACATCTTTACTTTCTTAGTGATGAAGAGATTAAAGAAGGTGATTGGATTATGAGAGCTTTTGATAACATTATTCTTAGAGATAATATCAACTCTGATAATAGAAAAGGAGAAAAGTTTTATAAAATAATAGCTACAACTGATACTTCTTTAAAAATATCTGTTGAAAATAGTAAAAAGACAGCTTTTGATTATATTTCAGAAGTAAAATATCTTCCCCAACCTTCTACTCAATTTATACAAAAGTATATTGAAGAGTATAATCGTGGTTCACAAATAAAGAAAGTTTTAGTAGAATATGAAGAAATTTTTGAGTAATTTTGTAGAATGACAACATATATTTATACGCTTACTGATCCAATTACAAATCAGATTAGATATGTAGGTAAAACTATAAATCTAAAAGAAAGATATAAGAATCATTTAAGAAGTAATCCTGGGACTCATTGTAGTAATTGGATTAAGTCTTTAAGAAATAAAAATCTTGTACCTTTAATAGAAGTAATTGACGAGACAGATAGTGAAGATTGGGCTAGTTTAGAACAATATTGGATTGCTCAAATTAGAGCTTGGGGATTTAACTTAGTAAATCTAACAGATGGTGGCGAAGGTGCTTCTGGATTTATTGCTTCAAAAGCAACAAGAGACTTACACTCATTAATTAGAAGAGGAAGATTTACTAATAAGTTATCTGAAGAACAAGTTTTAGAAATTAGAGACTTGTTGGTAGGAGGTTATGGAACTAAGCAAATAGGAGAAAAATTTAATGTTTCAAAATCTACAATTCAATATATTAAAGAGGGTAGAACTTGGAAACATTTAGGTATATTACAGAAAACTAAAAAATCTTCGTCTGTAAGTCCAGATAAAATTATAAAACTATATCAAATGTTTAGTAATAAAGCTTCTGTAAAACAGATAGGTTCAGAATTACGCATTTGTATAGCTACTATTGCTAAACAAAGAAAACTATGGAAACAGAAAAAAGAAAGTTTAAACCTCGTGTAAATCCAAAAGATAATACTATTACAATTCATCCTATTAAGGATAGCTGGACAAAAGAGGAAATAATAAAAATATTTAAACCTTTATTAACCAAAGGATATATTTCTTTCTTAGAGTCTGAATTTGATAAATGGATTGAAGAAAATTTATAATATACTTACCCATTGTGCTTAATGAAGCATAGGCTAAGTAATTAGTAGGTGCATTAGAACTGCTCAATTCTGGTTTAGGGATCAGAGCCTACTATTAAGTTCCAGGCAGTGATGAGTGTGGTCTAATAAAGCGTTGTTAGTGTTTCTTTAATTGGCATTTTGGTTTCACTAACCGCAGAGTAGCCTTATCATTGCTTATATTAAATGTGCCTATTAGCTCAGTTGGTAGAGCACTGGATCTGAATATTTGCTAGCGAAGAAAAGATAGTCCAGGGGTCCTAGGTTCAAGTCCTAGATAGGTACCTATGAAAATTAGAAAATTACGTAAGTCGATTGCAAGATTAAATGGAAGGATCAAAGATTATGAGCATTCAGCTGCAACAAGCAAAGCTCTAGCATTTACTAAACCTGGAAAAATGAAACCGTGAACAAGATATTAGAAATAGAAGTAACTCAAGAAGACATTCTTAATGGTACTAAATCAAGTCCTACTACGTGTCCTATAGCTTTAGCTATCAAAAGACAAATTAAGAATGTTGTCTATGTTAGTGTAGGTGGAACTACTGTTAATCTAGTTACTAAGAAAATGCTTTTTCTTAAAAGTAAAAAAGATTATCACTTAGATCGTACTGCTCAGGACTTTATTTTCAGCTTTGACCAGGATTTTATTCCTGTACATCCTTTTACTTTTCTAATGGAAAAACTAAATTGGTAAACATGATAACACAGCCAGAAGCGCCTAAAGAACCAATTATAACTATTGGTGAGGTAATTGAAATTTGTATATTTGTAGCATGTCTTTGGTTCTTACTGACTTGGTAATATGGAAACAGAAAATACAGCACTACAACCAGGTATAGGAAGTGAAAGCTTTCCTATAACATTGGCTAAGGAAATGTTTACTTTAGAGCAAGGAATAACTAATCCTTTAGCAGAAGCTATAATGAAGGATTCAATAACACTTGCTCCAGATGAGACTACTTACATTACAATAGGGGAAATGTATAACTTTGGTTACCCAGTGGGAAGAAATATACTTAATGATATAAAATGTGCTGATGCTCTTATAAATGCATTTTTATTTATCAGGGAGTTTGAAGGAAGAAAAATTAATCTTCTATGTACAGGATCTTCAGGAGCTATTATAGCTACTATGTTTGCTTTAAGGTTAAGAGATAGAGTACAAATCTGCTATGTATATAAGGATGGAGAAAGTAGCCATAATGATGAGGGTACAGAGGTTACTCCTGATAAGTCCTCTATTAATGTGATTGTTGATGATTTTATAGCTTCAGGTGCAACTATGAATTTTATCTATTCTAATAATAACGGGAGTAGAAAAGATATAGATTGTGTATGTGTGTGTAGACAATCTAATGGATATGAACCTATACACTTTAAACCTAAGTATATGGTCTGTGGATATAAATAAAAAGTATGAACTTTCAAAAACTAATAATTACAGCTGTAGCAAGAATATGGATGCAGACAGCAGGAGGAGCAGTAGTGATTACTAGTGATAGTAATACTACAGCTAATACTGTTCTTGTTAATATTACTGCAAGTGGATCTACTAATGCTGAAATAGCTGAAAGTATGTTTAATCTTGGAGTAGGTTTTCAACAAGCTACAGATAGAGTACAAGCCAAAAACGGCAATATTAATAACCCACCATTTTATCCAAACAAGCTATGAAAATAGAAAGAACTGTACAGGGTTTCCAACAATACTTGGACTCTGTTAAGAATGTTATAAGCTCTGAAGAGCTTAGTGAGCATTTAAGTAATTCCCTTATATCTGATACTATATCAAAGTTAGAGGGAAGTAGAGTGGTATATATAGGTGGTATCCCTAGCAAGGAGATAATGAATTACCTAAGAAACCGTATTGCTGAAATTCCATTGCGTATAAATGAAGATCAAGTATGATAAACGAGAACTCAATGAGCATTCTTGCAGAAGCATTTGCAACTGATAAAGAGCAACTGCAAGTAATATACAATGACTTTGATACTGATCTCTCTTTTGATGGAGTAAGTGCACCTGAATTAATAAAAATATTCAGGATAAGGCTTTCTACCGGTGCTATAACAGATAAGCAATTTGCTTTTGCAACCATGCTTATAGGTTTAGGAGTAATATTTGGTACTGAGAAAGAAGAAGAGTCAGAACCAAGTTTTAATTAGTTAAAACCCCAATCACTATGAAAGATAAACATGAAGGTAGTATTTTTGATAGGCTAATAGAAATATTAGAACTTGATAAAAAAGAAGCACAAGAGGTACTGGTTTTACTTAACTCAAAGAGGGATATATGTGCTATTTGTAGACTTGAAGCATTTAAGTCTATGAGAGATAATGGAAGTATATCTCAGGGTCAGTATAACCTTGCTATATACTTTACAGGATCTACACATGGCTACATGACTAAGGAATACGATGAAAGAGTAGCACAAAATAGAGAAGATGCTATAAGTAAAAATTAGCGCATTACCATAACCAACCTAAATTTATTTGCCATGAGGAGACTTGCTAATATAGCCATTTATGTTATACTTCTTATAGTGCTCAACGTTCACTCTATTTTTAATAGTGTAGATGCTTGGTTAGTTAAGGAAGAGGATTTAATACACCATAGAACCAACAAAAAGAAAATAAAGCGCCTAACAATAGGTTCAAGTTTACTTATGGTAGGTATAGCAGTTACTCACTTAGCTGAAGTACAACCATATATTCCTCACTTCATTGCTATCTTCCTTGTGGAAGCTACAAAGGCTATTGGTGCAGGTCCTATGGTAGGAGAGCTATATTCCTTTCTAAAATTAGAAGAATAGGGAGAGGGTCTAGCTTTCTTATAGCTCTAAAGTTTGCTGTTAGTGCTAAAATTCTAGATTCTCTCCTCTTTGTCTCATAAAACTCACAACATGAAAAAATTACAACTTTATTTAACTAAGTTATTTAGATTAGACAGTATTGATGAGGTAAAACATATCCCATACAATAGTAGAGCTAATCAGAAAATAGCTAGAGCAAAAAATACAAGAAAGCCGGTTACAGGCTCTAATGTACGTATATTGAATACTAATGACTCTGTAGCTCCTAGAAGGATGTTACAAGTAGTTCATTAGTAAAGTTTCCTGGACTCCTAGGATCTTGTATATCACAGAAAAGTATTAGCGAAGTTTTAAGTAACTGCCACTATACTTAGGAGGGTATATCTCATTCTAGGATTCCTACTTTTTTATTTCCTTTTCTAACCATTAAACTAAAAACTCTTGAAAAAGATCATCAAAGAAATCCATCCTAAAGTTAAGGCTAAATTAGCTGCTTTAGAAGGTGTAGAGCTTGATATATTACCAGCTAAAATCATTTTTAGTAATACTAAGAACAATGACTTTGAAAAAAGTGTTGGTATTACTAAGGAAGATATAGATGCTATAGGTACTATAGTAACTAAGCATTTTGTAAAAGGTAGCCAAATTGAAATGATTATTGATCTGTACAATAACTTTAAAACAAATCCTGCAAAAGCTATCATTGCTTTGTGGATTGGTGGACAGATAGTGATCGGTATTAAGAATGATCCAACTACCAAGCTGCTTGTTTTATTGAATAAATTTGGAGATGATGATTCTGCTACAGATCAGCAAAGAGATCATACTAGTAAGACTGTGGATAAGTTCCTGGATCTACTTACTCATCTTAAATCTGCACCTGTAGATAGTAATGAGAAAGATAATAAGTAGAGAGAAGAAGATTTTGAAGCGGAGGCTGAGCAAAATTAATAATTAATGCCTTTAATTGAGTGTGTACCCTAGCCTCTCTGACTAGGGTACATATATTTTCTCTTTTTTCTAATCCTCTAATTAGCTTTAGATGCAAGCAGCCACTATCACATTAGCAGGAGATGATATTCTCCTATATGTCAGAAAAATAGTACAGGGACATACTATTATAGATCCCTATGAATTTACTAGTATGCTTAATGTTTCCTGGCAGCAGGATCCATTGGGTACATTAAGATTAATATTCTACCTACGTGCTATAGATAGAAATAGTGAAGGGCCATATAAACATACTGAACTACAAGAAGGTTTAGGTAGAAAGCATGAATTTATTCTTGCTTTAAAATGGCTACAGAAAATGCACTATAGTGTTAATGCTGATAGTTTATGGATGGTTCCCTGTATAGGTAGCTGGAAAGATCTATGGTATGATAGTGCAAATACTGGCTTATATCACTATAGTGATACTAGTATTGTGTATCCTCTTGTGAGAAGCTCCATTTTGGAGAATCATATGAATGTACATTTACTGGCAAAATATCTTCCAAAGATAAGAAGTCGCTCTAACATTAAAAATAAAAGGCACATAAGGTTAAATACCTGGGCTAGAGGTTTGATTTCATACCTAGAGTGGGATGAGCTTCAGTACAGAAGATTTAAAACTGCTGCTAATATAAACAACTTCATACCTACTAATACTTGTCTTTCTATTTCAGAAAGTGGAAAGATAAGGACGTTTGAAGAAATAAAATACCTTCCTTTCCTTCGGGATTTGAAAGCATGATCTGAGGGATATGACTGGATTGAGGATGGTCATAATGTATTTCTCTTCTGTAAAGAAGAGTATCAGCAAACTACATTTAGGTTTCGAGTACCTTATCCCTCACTAAAGTGAGTGGTGTTAGACAGCTAATAAAGCAGTCTGGATATATTTCCAACTAAACATAATGTACATAACTACTATAACAGGACATAAAGTAAATGTTAGTAGGGATCCAAAGGATATAGACTCAGAAAGGGTTTTATATATTGGGCCTGAAGACCTAGTAAATGGTTTCACCAATGGTATAATTACTGAGGAAGAGATAAGAGCTATAAATGCTGTTAATAGTGGCACCTCAATATTAACTCTTGGTGATAACATTGAAGGGAAAGATTTCATTGATCAAAGTACAAAAGAATAAATGGTAAACTTAGCAAAGAGAGAGTTGATTGTAGCACCAGTAAATGAAAATCTGGGGTATATGAATGTTATCCTTAGTAAGGGTAAAAAGGCTGGTACAAAGTCTATACAGGTAGCTTATTTACGGCTTCTGGCTAAAGAAATAACTAGCTTTGGACCGCAGACTAATGAGTATGTTGTTCACCATAGAATGCTTTTCTTGACTGATAAAAAGACTAAGTTAAGTGGTGGATCAAGAGCGCTTATCAGTACTGAAGTAGACCTAAACTCTATTAATCCTTTATTGACAATGGCCTTTCCTGGCCTAAAGGAAAATGCAACTGAGGAAGAGAAGGCTAACTATGTGAAAGAGAAAGTAGACTTTGAAGCAAAAGTTCTTAAGATAAAGGAAGAGATTGTATCAAAAGATACTATTTGGGCCAGAAGGAAACCTCAACAACATTCTATTAACCATTACCGTAGACTAAAGAGTGTTTTTAGTAAGGATGGCACCAAAGGGGTTATTCACTATATATCTGAACTTCAAAAAAACTCTCTAGTAGGTCTTAGTTATAAGGCTGCTAACAGTGAGTTAACAGAAGAGGAGAGAAATAGTGTAAAGTGGGTTAATGATTATTATGATTTATTAAAAAATTGTGTTCTTAATTCACTTTTAATCATACGAAAATATGCTCCTGCTACAGATAGTATTAACGTCTAATCTTCCTTTATTAGGACTATACATAGTTATTATGTGTGGAATACTACTTATACTGGTTAATGGGGTTATTAACTCAAAACCTTTAGAAGTCCGTAAGGAAGATGGTATTACTCTTCCCTTAAAAAGGGATAAAAATGGTAAATTTACAAAGTTAAAAAACGATTAATGTTGCAAGCAATAAAAAGATTTTTTCTAAGGATTATTGGTCATACACTAGTATCACAAGCATTAGGCACTGAACATGCTATAGTAAAGGAGCTAGAGTCTCTTGCTAAGAAGCATGAAGATACTCTAGGATTCTTTAAGAAAGCAAAAGATGATGCAGTGAAAACCAAACAGCAGATAGCTGATAGTTCTTTACTACTTCAATCTCACATACAACAGTTGATTAGGCAGGAAGAAGCTCTTTCTGGTCAACTTAATTCTGTGAATAAGTTCATTACTAAAATGGATGAATTTATTTAATCTGCTTGGGCCATGCAGGAATTGACTGGGTAAATAGAAATATATCTCAAGTAGACTTTGAGTCATAGTCTTAAAATAGATTCACAACTTGAATTGACAAAACATCAATCTCTAGCGCAATTGATAATGCTTTGAATGAAGCATTAGTAAATGCAAACTCTGAAGTTCTGGAAGAAGCTTTAGTTTAATAGTACTTTCTATTTTAGTAGGTTTAGAAAAATCTATCAGGAAGAGGATTCCACAGTTTACCGGTTTTCTGTAAAAACTAATAAGTGCTCTTGCATTAAACTTGTAGTGTAAGAAAATTAAAGATGTATTCACTAATATTACAGGACATGGGTTCGAGTCCCATATGGTCCAAAGGTAGCAATCATAGAACTTCCACGTAGTCTACCTTGGAAACTTAACTGGCTAATGCTATGGTACAATTATCTATAACCTATTAAACTAAATGCTATGCCGAACTTCTTTGTACAAGATATTGAGTTTGATGAAGATGGAGATATATATGTTCCACCACCAACTATAAGGGAAGAAGATGAAGATTACTTTAACTTATCAGAAGAGGAGGATATATGAGGATAAAGAAAAATGGTGAAAAGCTTCATTGGCCAGAGATACAGGTGGATGATTTAATTAACTCCACAGCTAAAACTAACACCAGTATTATCAAGAAGGTTTATCCTTCTGAGAAAGAAATAGTTATAGAGTTGAGTAATGGTATACTTAGTACTAGAGTTAAAACCGATGAGTATAACTATACTTATCATGGTACTCAATACTATAGATTCTCTAATGGTGACAGAGTTATAGTTAATGACTCTACTCCTGCTAAAGGGTATATAGGTCTTATAGGTACTGTACAAAGATCATATGAAAATAATGAGTCAGGTGTATTTATTGTCTTTGATGCTGGTATAGAAAATTATTTTTTAAAGACTTCAGTTGATCTACTATCTATAAAGTCTACAGCACCACCACCGGCAAATCCTTATTCTTCCTTAATGTCTAAGCTTATAACAGAACAGACTACAGAGTTTAAAATTGGAGATAAGGTTAAGATTCTATCATCAGTATTATATTGTGAAGGAGAAGAAGGTACAGTAAGTACAATTGACAATTTTTCTAAACAGGCCTTGGTAACTGGTGTAAGTAGAGGTTCAGTATGGGTTTATTTAAGTAATTTAAGATTAATTTCACAACTAAATAAGACAGTAAATACAAATGGCTACTCCAAACAAGAAGAACAACAAAGGTTTAGTATTGGAAGTACTACTTCCATTAACTTACAAAGAAAGAATTTCACAATCAAAAGAGGACAAAAGCCTAAAGGACATTCCATTTCAAGTGGAAAGCGGAAGGCTATCATTACAAGCAGATAAGCTTGAAACTGCAAGAACTATCTCTCAAAAGGAGCAGGAGCTTGAAAGATTGAAGAGCGAAAAAGATTTGAATCCTTCTGCAATAGTAAATTTACAAGTAGAAATTGAAAACTATCAGCGTGGTTTTGCTCTACTTGAAGATCTGGAAGAGGAATTATTTCCTGACGAAGAATAACTCATTGATCAAGAGACTAGCAGTGGGTTTGTGAGTATTCCTTATCCAAGTGATGACTGGAGGCTGCTAGTCTTCTTTTTTTTGTAAATTAAGAAAATGCATTATATAGGTGAAGTTAAGATATTTTATCCTGTATCTGGGATAAACTTTGAAAGATATGAAGTAGTTCCTGATGGGGAAGGTGGAGAGAAGATTACAAGAAAGGCTATGAGAGCTATTGCCGCTGATAAGGATAAGAAAGCTTATCAAGTAATACCTATCACAAGTTTAGTATTTGGACAGTTTAAAAATCGTCCAAAAGAGTTTGGTAAATTCATTCGAGATATGGTCTCTACAATCTTAGGTGGGAAGCCTATTGATTTGAGATTTGATTCCTATGAAAGTACACCTTTTAATGTACTTGAGCAGGAATATAACTTACTAATGGCCAATTAGTAGTAAAGGGAGAAGACGAACACCCTTATAATATAGTAGTCACAAATTAATAAATGCCTTAAAAAGCTAAAAACAAATATCATGAAAGTTGACAAAGGATTAAATCCAGGAGTACCACAGGTACTTACTCTGGAAGCTGCGCTACTTATTGTAGGCTCAAAATTGATTATTGATCTTCCTGGAAAATATCAGGTAAAGGCTACAAGTAGTCCTACCCTGATAGCAGAAAGAGGAAATAACCAACCGGATACCTGGTTAGTAGGTATTAATGCCATGACCAGGGGCCAATATGACAGGGTTATAGCTCAGCTGAAAAGCTTGATTATGGATCCTGAAGCAGCAGCAAAAGCTGACTATAATAAGATTCTTTCAGGATCTTCATTATCTGCCAGCTTTGTTAAACCAAGGAATGCTGAAAGGCCGGCCTGGATAGCTGCACAAGGAGAAATCTTTGAAGCAGTATTTGGCTATGTTGCAGGTAATACAACAGGCATAGGTGCTGATGGTTCTACAGACAATAATATTTCTGAAGGAAAGGAAGTATTACGTGTAGTAGGACATAATCCTCTGCCTCTTATTACTGGCAAGAAAGCTAATATTTTGGCTGATTTAGGTTTAACACCTAAAGCTGGTCAAACTGTAGCTCAAACTTTAGCAACTAACGTTCTTGGTGGTGAAGCCCCTAAGAAAGTAGGTGCTATTGAAACAGCAAGAAAAGCCACTTTGTAAGTAGTTACTAACCTGAGCTAAGATCTTGCTCTTGAACTAATGTGTGCTAAAGAGAGGCCCGTAAGACTCTCTTAAGCCACTATTTTTACCAAATCAAAAACTATTATGCCTGATCTCATAGACCAAATGAAATGGCGCTATGCCTGTAAGAAATTTACAGGTGAAGTCATTCCTGAAGAAAAGATTGCAAGGATTATTGAAGCTGCAAGGCTAACTCCTAGTAGTATGGGTTTACAACCTTACTGCTTACTTTTGATTGAAGACAAAGAAACTATTTCCAAACTCTTACCAGTAGCATATAACCAATCTCAATTGATTAATTGCTCTCATCTTATTGTTCTTTGTGCTAAATCCGAAGTAGATAGTGAATATATTGATACCTATATTAAGCAAGTTGCTAGTGATAGGGATGTCAGTATAGAAAGCTTAGAAGCTTACCGGCAATCAATCTTAAGAACGTTATCCTATAAATCAGGTACTGATATACCTTGCTGGATAACTAATCAGGTTTATCTATTACTTGGAGCAATGATAGTTGCTTGTGCAGTAGAAGAGGTTGATAGCTGTCCTATGGAAGGGTTTAATTCCTTTCAGTTAGATGAAGTTCTTGGTCTAAATAAGAAAGGTCTTAAAAGTATAGTATTACTTCCAGTAGGGGTAAGAGATGTAGATAATGATCCTTTCTGTAAAGTAGTAAAAGTAAGAAAACTACAATCAGAATTTTGTATCCAGAAGCTATGAAGAAAGACAAGCTTAAAGCTGGAATGATAGTAGAGATCTATACTAACTACAAAGACCTTAAAGACTACCAAGGAGAGGCAGAGCTTATAGAAAAGAAGAGAGAGGGCCTTACTTTCTATTTAAGTACTGATGAAGATATGCTTCCTGGAGAACTAAGGCCTATTTATTCTTATGAGATGTGGATAGTTAAATTCACAACTGGAGATAGAATAGGATTAAAGGCTCTAAGAGGTATTAGGAAGTTAGTAGTACCTATAAGTAAAAACAACAAAAGTATAGTGGCTACTTATGATTATAACACCAGAAATAAGATAAATATGCTTGAAGATGAAGATGGAGATATGGATCCAGACACTTTAGCTAGTTTACCTAATGAAGGTGATTTTATTTTTTAAACCAGTTATTTCACTAAACAACTTTCCAACATGGAAACCAAAAACAAAATTGCAACAGTTGCACAATTGAGAGCTACTTTTCCTTCACTTGACAAAAGGGTAAGAAAAGAATTAGGATTGAGTAACAGTGAAGCTGATACTGAAACCCTGGATGGTTATATCCAACAAACTTTGAAGTTCCTGGCTAAAGCTGCAACTTCTGAGGAATCATTGCCTGTACCTTCAAAAGAGGTAGATGCTGTATGGCATGCAATGGTATTGAGTACAAAGGCTTATAAGGCCTGGAATAAAGTATTTTACGGCAAATTTATCCATCACACACCTGATGCAGATCAGTGTCATGGTATCACTGGAAGTGGTGACTCTGAAGCTACTGTAAAGGCCTTTCTTGAAAGCCTGGAAGAAGCAACAAGTGAAACTGAATCTGGTGGTAACAGAGGTAAAGACTGCTGCACAGATATAGCAGACGATGATGATGATGATGATAACAGGTCTAAATGTGAGTCAGAAGTAGGCTGTGGCGCTGAAACTGAATAAGCTCTAATGAAAGAGCAAGATCTGATAGATCAACTAAATGAAACTCAAAAGCTTATCTCTGATAAAAAGGAGAGAAGGCTTTTGAGTCTTAGTTTAGTAGATCTCAATAACAAACTTTCTAAGTTAAAAGCAGAGTTACTCAGTAACTTTGGAAAAACGTTTGTGGGACCAATAGTAAAAGAAGAACATAATAGAAGGATTAAGAAGATCTCTAAGTATCACTTTCGTGTTACTTATGATGGACTTGAGGGCTTCTATCTAGATTTTAATTTTGGTCCTATAATAAGAGAGTATAACCTAAAAGGGAACTTTGTTCTCTCTCACTGGCAAGGTGCTCCTAATAAGCTTGAGCAGAGGCATTTGAGAAATTTCGCTTACTTCTCTATGAGGGATGGTAAAACAAGCTATCAAGTAATTCCTGCTGCTAAAATGCAAAGTAGCATAGTGCCAATAGCACCAATACAAATAGATGACTCTGAAGTATTGGTTACTCCTACAGCAGTTCTATTACATAGGAACTGTCTTTTAAATGAATCTTCTATTATGAAAGGTGAGTACTTTCTAAGTAGCTATTGATAACCTTTTAAAACTAAAAACTTTGAAACCAAATGAAATATTAACCAACAAAAGTTGGGAACAGTTGTTTGCTGTAAGCCTTAAAACAAGAGGTTATAAGCTTTTGATGGCATTTGCTGTTGCTATATTCTATACAACATTATATGCCAGTGGTGATACTCTTGTGCTTGATAATGATGAGCAGACTAAAGTAAACCAGAATGTCTTGTATGCTTACTTTGACTCCTTGGGTATTATAGTATCTGTTACACCGGATTACATTGATAATAAGCTAACCTTTGGTTGGCAGATTTTCTTTAAAGGTGAGATGCTAAATGAAAGTGCAAGTAACTATGATACCAGGGATGAGGCAGAACAAGCTGCATTCAAACATGCTTATCAGCATACAAACGGTAAATTAGAATACCTTGAGACTGATGAAAGTAGTGATTGGAGTAGGCATGTAGATAATGTAGAAACCCAGTGGGGTGAAGTATATCGTGGTCAGAAAGAGAAGGCTTTTCCTGGAGAAGAGGAAGATTTTGGAAGTGAGGCAAGAAGAGACCAGATATTAGCTGATGAGGAGATGGATGCCTAAGTAAGAGTACTATTGTTTTTAATCATAATTGAAGTAGGGTCAAGTAAAATTGGCCCTACTTTTTATTTTTATTTTAAATTTAAATTTGAAAGGTTGATCTATTACATAGGTAATCAGTTGTTCAACACTGAAGACTTTAAGTTGTCTACAATTCAAGAATGCTTAGCTTACTGTAATAGTAAGAAAGTACTTGGACTAGATACAGAAACTTCAGGTTTAAATTTTCTCTATGATAATCTACTGATGTTTCAGATAGGTGATAAAGAGAACCAATTTATAATTGATTGCCGAGTACAAAACTTAGAACTTCTAAGACCTGTACTAGAATCCCGTGAAATTCTCAAGATACTATCAAATGGTGTCTTTGACTATAAATTTATTAAGAGTAAATGTAAGATTGATCTGGAGTATATTTGGGATACTCAGATAACTGATGAGGTACTATATACCGGTAGAAAGAAGTATGATAAGAAAACAGGCAAAGGAATGCAGTTTTCTCTCGCTGCACAGCTTAGGAGACATCTAGGGGTAGATATATCCAAAGAGGTAAGAAGATCGTTTATAGGACTTAGAACACAGCCTTTTACTGTAGATCAGATAAAATATGGTGCTGGTGATATAGATAAGCTTATTCAGCTTAAAGAAAAGCAGGAAGAACTTGTAGATGGTGCTGGTCTTAGAAATGTAGTGGAGCTAGAAAATGAGGTTGTTTTAGTGTATGGTGATATGGAGTACAGTGGTATTACTGTAGATAAACAAGCTTGGTTAGCATGTGAAGCAAAAGCTAAACCTCTGATAGATAAGGCAGAGGCAAGTTTAAATGAGATATTCTATAGTGATCCTATATTTAAGAATTTAGCTTATCAGACAAGGTATCAGCTAGATATATTCTCTACAGTTGAGGAAGATGCTAAGGTAAAAGTGAATTGGGGTAGCAATAAACAGGTTCTTGAGATAATGAAGATTATTCCTGGACTTAAAGCTACTGTTAAGGTTAATAAGGACTTCTACACTAATAACTCTGATAAGCATGAGCTTGTAAAGAGGTTTGGTGAATATAAAGAGAAGTACTCTTATATAACTACCTTTGGTAAGAAATGGCTTAAGAATGTTTGGGCCGATGGTAAAGTGCATACTAGCTTATTACAAATTAAAGAGACTGGTAGAAGTGGTAGTAAGACTCCAAATATGCAACAAATTCCAGTTAAGGAAGATGTTGGTGGTATGTATAGAAATTGCTTTCTACCACCTAAAGGATATAAGTGGGTAAGTAGTGATTATAGTTCTCAGGAGCTATGTATTATTGCAGTTAAGAGTGGAGATGAGATATTTAATAAATGTCTAAGAGAGGGTAAGGATTTACATAGTGTATGTGCTCAGTTAGTATTTAAGGATAAGTGGAAAAACGCTGCTGATGAGAACTGTGCTTATTATAAGCTAGATGAAAAAGGTGCTCCTCAGCAATTTAAGTGTAAGTGCAAAGGTCATAAATCTCAAAGACAGAAGATTAAGACTCTTAACTATGGGTTAGCTTATGGGTTAGGTGCTGAAGGATTAGCAAGGAGGGAGAATATTTCTATTATAGAGGCTAGGGAAATTATTTCCGAGTACTTTAAGACTTTTTCCTCTATTGAAAGTTTTCTGAGCACTTTAGGTAACTTTGGAAAGACAAATGGGTATATAAGAACCTTTGCTCCTTATGAAAGAATAAGGCTATTTGAGTACTGGAAAGGTGATCTTACTAGTAGTACTGATATGGGTTCTATTGAGAGAGCTTCCAAAAATCAGCCTATACAGGGAAGCTCAGCTGATATGGTTAAATTAGCTTTAGTGAATACCAGAAGATATATCAAGGATAATAAGTTACCGGTATTACAGCTATTAGCTGTTCATGATGCTCAAGATACTGCTGCAAGAGAAGATTTTGCAGAAGAATGGAGTATTAAGTTAACTGAAATAATGGAAGATGCCGCTAAAGTTATACTTCCTTCTGGCCTATTAAAGGCTGATACTACTATTGATGATTATTGGTCAAAATAAAACTATTTATATGAACCCGTATTTTGCAAAAGAGAAACTCGTCTATAAACTTAGATCTCAAATAGAGAGCAGTAGGAAAAAGTTAATGGACTTAACAGAAATTCTTAGTAGTAAGAATAGAGAACTGTACGAAATTAAGATGCTGTGTAACCATACTTATTCTGGTGGTAACTCTTCTATTATCTTTACTCCAGGCATATCAGAAGTTGATGAGGAGTATAGATGTGCAGTATGTAATACTTATGGGCCAAAAAGGTCTTTCAAAGAAAACCCTAAAAATTAAAAACTATGAATAATTTCCAAATTGGACAAGAAGTAAAATCTGTAAGTGATACCTGGTATGATAATGGTAAACTTATGATAGATAAAAGTACATTTCCTAATGAAGGAAAGGTGTACAAAGTAAAGAATATTTATGGTGACTATATCTCTTTAGAAGGCTTTCCTTTAGGTAGGGATGAAAAAGAGAATACCTGGGATGTAGATTGTTTTGAAGCTGTTAATGTAAAAGTTGTAACTCCTTAATAAAATGAAATTTAATATAGGAGATAAAATAGTTTGTATCACTAATAAGTGGGAACAAGAAGTAGGTGAGAAGCCATTTATTAAGCCGATAAAGAATTTAACTTATACAGTTAAAGGGTACTCTATTCTACATCCAATTTGTCTAATATTAAATGAGATACCGAAGGTGCAGAATGGCTGGATATACGTTTGGAATGAAGCAAAATTTGCTTTACTGGAAGAATATCTTAATGAAGAGGAAGAGCAAATGGTAGCTCGTATTATTGAAGAAATTACTGAACCTAAACTACAACCTGTATGAAAACACTAACAAAAAAGAAAGTAAGAAAGACACTTCCAAATAAACTGTGGGAGACTTTACGGTTAGCTTTAGCCGATTTAAAACTAGTAGAAAAGAATCCTTTATATTGTGTAAATATGGAAGTTGTACATGCTCCTATTAATCCTGGATATTGTGAAAGTAAGCCAGAAGCTATCTGTGAAGTGTGTCTAGGTGGCAGTGTTATGGCTATGAACTTAGGAGTATATATTAATAATAACGCAGCATTTTACGAACCTTACTTTTTACAGTCTACTATGTTTAAGCTAAATGCTCTAGATTGTCTAAGAAGAGGTAATATAACTATAGCTGTAGACTACTTTTACAATCATCTTAAATATCCAGAAAAAAAAGTAAATTTAGTAGTAGATAGAGATATACAGCAATACTCCACTGATCCAAAAAAGAAAAAGCAATTCTATAAGGATATGTACTCTATTGTGCGTTATCTTAAAAAATTAAATCTTTAAAATCCACTACCATGACTATTCAGGAGAAAGAACAAAAGCAAAAAGAGATACAAGACCAGGCATATAATGCTTGGCTTGTAGCTGGTGGTAGAGGGTTACTTCAAATAGCTACTGGTGTAGGTAAGACTAGAGTAGCCTTGTTATCTCTTATAATGAGAGATACTACACCTGGTACTTCAGTGCTTATTACTGCTCCTGATTTATTTATACTTAATAGCTGGAAGCTAGAGTTTGAGAAGTGGGGAGTAGATATTGAAGATTATAATGTTACTTTAGCTACTATTCAATCTGCACATAAATGGAGAGATAAGTACTTTGACTACTATATTTCAGATGAGGTTCATGGAACTTTGTCAGAAGAGTATTCAAAGATTTACTTGCATAATAGCTTTGGTAGAGTAATGGCTTTAAGCGCCACTGTAAATAGAACTCATCAGAACTTTCTAGCTCAGTTTGACATACCGCTTATCTTTACCTATAATATTAATCAGGCCGTAGCTGACGGTATTGTTAGCCCATTTAAGATTAATATTATTGAATGCCTTATATCTTCTGAAAGTGAAGAAAATAAGCTAAGATATAAACAGTTTGAACATAGAGCTAAAGAGGCAGAGCTTAATAATCACAATGATAAGTTTCTGCACAGGCAAACTCAAGCTTTTATGTTTGGACTTCCTACTAGGGTAAAAAGCGCTCAAAAGTTAAGGTCTTTATTATTAGATGCAAACAAGAGAGTTCTAACTTTTTCTAATTCTATAAAGGCATTAACTGAAGTAACTCCTCATGCAATATATAGCCAAAAAGGTTTTTCTAAGGAAAGAAAAATAGCTAATAAGTTATTCTTTGACATGTTTCAGAAAGGAGATATTAATGATCTTGGTAGCTTTAAAATGCTTAAGCAGGGTGTTAACTTAACTAACCTTAACGCTATGATAGTGATGTCCTACTTTATGACTGAGAGAGACCTTATTCAAAGATTAGGTAGAGTTATTAGATGGGAAGAAGGAAAGATAGCAGACATTTATATCTTCTGCTTTGTGGATACTATTGAGAAGCAATGGTTAGAGTCTACGTTAAGGAATATTGATCCTAGTTTAATCTCATATCTTTATAATGATTTATTATGACCACAATATCAAAAGAATTATTTGATCCAGTAGTTATGTTAGCTGATGTTGATAATGGCTTTAAAGTACCAAGATTCTTATGATTTTTCAAGTTGATAGTGCAGAATATGATGCTGAAAATAGTAGATTACTGCTAAGATTAGTGCCATCAGAGTATAAAGTATTACAAAATGCCGGTCTTATTATTCCTGGTGTTAACACCAAAGGTGATAGAGACAAGTTTATAGCAGTTATGGGAGGAGCAGTTATTGAAGAGGTAGAACAATCTCAATCTGTAAAGGATTGGGTAGATGAATGGAGAATGCTCTTCCCAGAGGGAAAGAATCCTAATACCTACAGAGCTTATAGAGGGGATAAACAAGCCTGTAGAGAAAAGATGCAAAAGTTTGTATCTAAGTACAAGTATGGAAAAGATACTATAATGAAAGCTACAAAAGCTGCCTTAGAGCAGTTTAGTAGAACTAATTATCTTTATTTTCCACAAGCAGATTACTTTATAACTAAAGATAATCAGTCACTATTATCACAGTATTGTGAAGCTATAGAGGAAGGAGATAATAATGATTTCACACCAACAACTAATAGAACTTACTTATGAGCTATACTACTTTTACTATTGCATATTTAATAGTGCTTTGTTTACTAATATACTCTAGAATTAAAAAATGAGTTTATTTGACGAGGCTTTAGTTGAGATAGATAAAGGTTATAGGGGAGAGGCAGTTAGGATACCTACTGGCTTTAATAAGCTAGATGATATTCTTTCCATTGGGCAGAAGATGTATACTCTTGTTGGTGGAATGAGTGGTACAGGTAAGACTAGCTTTGTTGATCAGGCTTATGTACTTAGTCCTTATGCATGGTATATTGCTAATAAAGAAACTAGCAATATAAAGCTTAAGATTATTTACCGAAGTATGGAAAGAAGCAAATCCTATAAGATAGCTAAATGGATTACTGAGAGAATTTTTGTGGATAAAGGACTTATAGTAGATGTAGCATTAGTATTAGGATGGCACAGAAAGAGCAAAATGAGCCAGGAGACCTATGATCTTGTTAAGACCTATAGGAACTACTTTGAGGAGATGGAAGATGTGGTGGAGATAATCTCTGGGCCAGAAAACCCTACTGGTATCTATAATCATGCAGTGAAGTATGCTTGGGCTACAGGAACTTACTTTAAAGCGGTTGCCGGTGAATATGTAGAGTCTACCAAAGGTGATAAGATTTACTTCTCTGATGATATTTATAGATTAGACAGTACTGGTAATAAGGTCTTTATTGTCACTGTAGAAGCTTATGGTAAGAGATATGAGCTTACACCTTACTCAGAGCTTTATGTGCCCTCTAGTGAAGATAGAATAGTGGAATTAGTTACTGATCACGTTGGTAATCTAAAGAAAGAGAGGAGAGATAATAAAGTTTTTACAGAGAAGGAAAATCTAGATAAGCATAGTGAATATGGTAGGATCCTTAGAGATACCTATTGGATGTCACCCTTAAATATCTCTCAGTTTAATAGGGGCCTTGAAGATACTATAAGGAGGACTAAGACTGATTTAAGTCCTTTACCAAGTGATTTTAAAGGTAGTGGTAATATGTATGAGGATTGTGATGTAGCTATGGGATTATTTAATCCTTATAAGTTGAAAGACTTTGCTCATATGGGATATAAGATTGACAGGTTTGTAACTCCTAAAGGGGAAAACCGGTTTAGATCAGTTACTATCCTTAAGAATAGCTATGGTGTGGATGATGTTGCTTATGGCTACAACTTTATTGGAGAGAATGGACATTTTATTGAGCTTCCTACTGCTAAAGAAATAGGAGAAGATTATTCACCTTATTTATTTGATTAATGGAAAGAAAACAATTTGAGATGTCTGATGATGAATTAGGCAAAATGAGAGATATTATTGAGTCTAAGGGTCCTGTTATAAAGGTGGGGGATTCTTTAGGGGTCTTATTCAAGAACCTAAAGTATACTTAGAATTTAGTAAGGCTGATGAAGAGTATAAAAATATTATTTGGGGTAGGGGCTATAACATAGACTATGATGAGTTTGGAATCTTTAAAAAAACTATATAACTATGCAAACTGAAGAACAAAAGCTAAAAGAAGAAGTCATTTCTTTCTTAAAAGAGATAGTAGATGACTTAAATGATCTTTATCCACAAATAGAAGAAGAAGTCTATGACGCTATTGAGGCCAATAAGCAGAAGATAGGAAGGTTCATTGAAAAGCTAAATAAGGAATAATGACTTATATAGAACAGTTAGCAAGAACTTTTGATAGGCTACAAAGCATAGAAGTATTCCATTACATGAATGATGAGGAGGATAGGATAGTATGGGACTATAGGCATTATACTAATAGTATAACTGCTTATAATAATCTTGTTTCTAAGTGTTATGATGCTCTTATAAATGAGACAAATATTCATTACATGATACTTGAGTCTTTAGTTGATATAGAGTACTCTGACAATGGTGAGTATGGCAGTTCTATAGTAATGCTGCATGACATTAATGTTAATAAGCATTTACGTGTATATACTGGTGGAAAACCACATCCTTATCTTAAGGAAAATAATCTAAAGTTTAGAGCAGTACATGACTATTTTGGTCATGCTGTAGCTAATTCTGATTTTAGTTTTGAAGGTGAGCTTAGAGCTTATTTATCTCATAGTTCTATTCTTTCTCCACTAGCACAGGCTGCATTAGCTACAGAGGTTCTTGGTAGTACTGCATGGTATTATGAAAATGGGGAAACCTATGCTCCACAAAAGGCTATTATTTTACCAAAGGTTCTAACTCTAATAAAATGAGCACAAAAGATTTAGTGAATACACAACAGAATGCTAAGGAACTTCTTACAGAGTTAGGTAAGGACTTTGAGGAACTTGGATTAAACCTTAGACCTGCATTTGCTTCTAAAAGAGCATTTGAGATTGTAGGTAATAATCAGAAAAGAATTAAAAACTTCTTAAAGGAACTTGAAACACAGATATGACAAAAGAAGAGGTTGCTGAGACAGTAAAAAGTTACATAGGTATACTAGAGTATATAGCTTTTATACAAAAAGGTATAATTGAGAATAAAGTTCTTAGTTATGACATAGTTATAGATTTAACACTTGCTAAACTTACTAGACTTTATAGTAAGGTAAGTAAAATAGCAGAAAGTATAGAATGAAAGTTTTAGTTATTGACACAGTTAATCAGTTACAAGATAACTTGTATACTGATCTGCTATTCTCTGGTAAGAAAGCAGATTATGATGAATGGCGTGATTATGGTGCAGAGATTTTGCATCTAGTAAATGTAGCTAAAGATGCTGTATATCCTACTGGAGGTGAAATTATTGATGTTTTAGGAAGGGAAGGTACTGGTAAAACAGTAGGAACAAGGACTCTTAATCCTGATGAAACTATCTATGCAAATGTTGATGGAAAGCCTTTATCTTATCCAGGAGCTAAAAGTAAGTATGTAGCAGGTAAGAATTTAATTGTTCCTAAAAGCTATGAGGAGCTAGAAGCTATCATTATTCAAATGGGTGCTAAAGCGCTTAAGAATGGTGAGCCTTTCTATATCCTTATGCTTTGGCAGTTAGAAGAGTTCAAGAGTGGTACTTCTACTAGGGAGAGGAAGAAAGTATTAGGTAAGATGGCTACTAAGTTTAATATTAATGGAAATGTAATCCATACATATTATACTAAAGTAGTATCAGGCCCAACAGGAAACATTTATAGTTTGGATACTCAGAATAATGGCTTTAACACTGCCAGAAGCCCTATGGAAATGTGGGATAAAGCTGAAATACCAAATGATTACCAAGCAATTATTAACAGAATACAAGAGTACGAAAAACAATGAGCATAAAAGGATTTAGTTTTGGAACTACTGTGAAATCAGTAGTAGAGAGTTCCCCAGAGAAATACCCTGGGAAGATGATTATTACTCTTAAACCTGAAGGAGGTATAATGAGTAGGAGAATGATTGAATTTAATGACCTAGCTTATACTACTATGATGCTAAATCGTGAAGTAGTTGCTAGTGGAGATGATCTCCCTGTTACTTATTCAAATGAAACAATTTCTACCGCTATTACTGATAATGGTATGAGATTCTTATTTGTAAATAATGGAGAATTTGACACTGAAAGATTTCCTGTTGGTAGAACTAGTTACAGTTTTGCTAATAAGGCCCTATATAATGCGTTGATAAAAGATTTTAATCTTGATCCAACCACTGAGTCTGACTTAGAGATAATAGCTTATACCGGTGATGCAGTTCCTAAAGAATATGCAGAACAAGGTACATTTTATCTTATTAAAGAGGTTCCAGCTATTTCTATGCTACATACTAATGATAATGAGCATAAAGTGGATGGTGTTCCAGTTAGTGTGAATACAGGTGAAAATGAAATGGTTACAGTTCAGTAATAATTACGAAAATACAAAATGGTTAAAGGTCAACAAGCGCAGTTAAGTGAACGTCAACTTTATACAGGGTTGGCAGATATGAATGTAGTAGCTATTAATCCTTCTCAAGAAGAATTAGGTAAATTACTAGGTAGGGATAATGTTAAAGAGCCTATTTATGAGGGTATTAGCAAATCCGATAGTAATATAGCTACTATACGGTTAGATGTTTGGTTGAAGAGTAAAGAGCTTGATATTGTTACTAAACTTTCTATTTTCCTGGAAAATGACATCAGGACAGATAAGGATAATATCAAAACTCAGTTCATTAATAATACAGGTAAGACTGCCTGGGCTAAAGCTGCTGAGGATTTTACAGCTGATGGAGCTAAAGACTACAAATGGTTTAAACCCCCATTTAGGCCTTCTTATAAAGGTGAGGAGTCTTTGTATGAGCTGTTGGTAGCTTTGTCTAATATAGACACTACTAAAGCTGATAGTGAGATTAAATTAGACACTCCAATATCTGATTTGATTGGTGGTAAGCTGGAAGAATTAGATAATGTTGTAAAGACATTTGCTAATAATAAAGTACGTGTTCTACTGGGAGTAAAATCTACAGATGGTAAGCTATATCAAGATGTTTATGGTAAAGTAATTCTTCGTGGAGGAAGCACTTACATAAATAAATTGAAAGAGCAGTTAAAGGGTTATGCCTGGAACTCTGATTACCAAAACTCTTTTACTTTACAGAAGTATGATACATTAGCAGCAGCTAGTGATACACAGACTACAAAAGCAACTAGTACTACATCTAATAAACAAGGTGTTGCTAATCTGCTTTCTGGAATCTAATAATTGGTTTTTCATGGTACTAGAGGGGTTAATAGCCCTTCTAGTATTTTTTATTTCATCTTAAAATTAGTATTATGAATAACAAATTTCTTGCCCTGGTATTAGCATTAACCTTTGCAGCAGGAGTATCACTAATTATTGGAGCTTGTTCATCTAAAAATGAGTTACTAGGATTAGATAATACTTTTATAATCACTGATATTGCAGATCCTTATCCACAGGATAGTATAGTATCATATGATTATCAGAACATATCTAGTGGTAATACATTTTATTTTAGAGATACCGTGAATAAGTTTCATGTTGGTGATACAGTTAAATTTAAGAAGTACTGAGTAAAGATAAAAATACAGTTGTAGTAGAGTTTAGTGCTCCTTGGACGTTATTGCTTACAATATTGTTTATATTATTAAAAGTATTTAATGTTATAGCCTGGAGTTGGTTGATAGTATTTATACCTATATGGGGTCCAATTACTATTATAGCATTTTTAGCTATTATGGTTGCAATATCACACTTACTATTTAGTTAAGATAACTATAACTTTCTTTACATGAGATTAACCAAAGAAAACCTATTAAACTTTATATCTCAGGAAGAGATCTTTGAAAGGTACTTAGGTTTTCCGGTTAATGTCAAGGAAAAATATAGAAATCCTCTTAGACAAGATAAGACTCCTGGGTGTGTATTCTATTATGAAAAGAATGGGAAACTATACTTTTCTGATAAAGCACATAGAGATTTTGGTGGTGATTGTTTTAATATAGCTCAGTTGAGATTAGGAACTAAAGATTTCTATGACACTCTTAGAGTGGTTAATAGTGACTTTAGAGTAGGTTTAGATGATGGATATATATTAGATTACCAACCAATTCCTAGAATAGAAAGGCCAAAAATAAATAGAATGGAAAAAGAGAAAAAGATAGTTACTCACTTTGATGTTATGCATGAAGATTTTACTCAGTTTGATCTAGACTACTGGAACCAGTTTGGAATTACTGATAAGATACTTAAGAGGTATGAGGTATCTCATGCTACATCTCTATGGATAGGTGATGGCTTTGTACATAGATATTCACTTAGTGATCCTATGTATGCCTATTCCTTTGGGAAAGGTGTATATAAGATCTATAGGCCTTTTGCTAATAAGCCTGATAAGTTTAGAACTAATATGCTAAGTGGACAGATCCAAGGATTTGACCAACTTAATTATAAAGGTACTCTACTTATAATTACATCCTCTATGAAAGATGTAATGACTTTAGAAGCGCTTGGTTATAATGCTATTGCTTTAAACGGTGAGGGGGCTAATATCTCTACTGAGGAAATTAATAAGCTTGAACAAAGATATGATAACATTCTTGTTTTCTATAACAATGATGTACCAGGAATAAAGGCAGCTAAGAAATTAGTTGAACAGCATAATTTATCTTCTATCTGGCTTCCAGAAGGAGGACCAAAGGATCCTAGTGATTTTTATAAATTAAATGGAAGACAGGCCTTAGTAGATATAATGAATGACTGGGGACTAAAAATAAAAGATGAGTCAAAAGACAGTGAAGTTTGATCCAAGTAATACATTGATAGTTGGTGATATTCATGAGCCATTCTCTAGGGAAGGTTATCTTGAATTTTGCATAGAGCAGCAAAGAGAATACCGGTGTGGTAATGTAATCCTAATAGGTGATGTTGTTGATAATCACTATAGTAGTTATCATGAAACTGATCCTGATGGATTAGGTGCTGGACAAGAGTTAGAGAATGCAATTAGGAGACTAAAGAAGTGGTATAAGGCCTTTCCAATAGCTAATGTTTGCATAGGTAATCATGATGAGATAGTAACCCGTAAGATGTTTACTGGTGGCATTTCTAAGATCTGGATGAGGAATTATAGTGATGTATTTGAAACTCCAGGTTGGAATTTTCAAATGGAGCATGTTAAAGATCATGTTCTATATTTGCATGGTACAGGAAGTAGTGGAGAGAAAGCAGCCTTTAATAAGGCTTTAAATAGGCGTATAAGCACTGTTCAAGGCCATTTACATACTGCTAGCTCTATTATGTGGAATGTGTCTAATATAGATAGAATCTTTGGTATGCAAGTAGGTTGTGGTATTGATGAAAAAGCCTATGCACTTGCATATGCAAGGAATTTTGCTAAGAAGTTTATTCTTTCATGTGGAGTAGTTCTTAATAGTGGACAGCTTCCAATAGTAGTACCAATGCCTTTATGAGAGAAGAGGTAATACAAAAACTTAGAGTACTTTTAGCAGGATTAGATAATGACGAGTATGAGCTAGCTTTGTATGATATTATTGATCTTTGTGAAAAGAAATTAGACACTATAAATATAGATGACGACAGCTTTAGTAATTAGTTATCAGAGGAGAAATAGACTCTCTAGATTCCAGAGGCAGGTAATGGAGTTCATAAGAGATGTAGACTTTCTAAAAGAGGAAGCTAGATCTATGAAGCCTACTATAGATTATAATACTGAAGGAGGAAGAATGTATTCCAATTTATTCTACTTCTTTAAGTATTATCATGCAGTTACTAGGGATAATCCTATACAAGCAGCAGCTTTCTATAGGGAGCAGAAAAGGTTAGGTAAGTGGTAAGTAAAGATGGTGATAGAAACTGATCAAAAAGTAGAGTTTTTAAAGAAGGTAGTTCATGAGTCTTGGGTACCAGTTTTGACCCCATTGTTTAAGTCTCCGATATTAGATGAAGTATTAGTTAAGTTAGCTAATGCTAAAGATGCTGGAGATGAGTTTACACCTGATTTAGGTCAGGCTTTTAATGCATTTAAGTATTGTACTTTTGATGATTGTAGAGTGGTAATCCTTGGGCAGGATCCTTATCATCAAAAAGGAGTGGCTACCGGTGTAGCATTTGCTAATAAAATCAAAGGTAACTATCCTATGTCTCCATCACTAATGATAATAATGGAAGAACTTCAGGAAAGTGTACCTAACTTTAATGAGTATAATTTTATAGCTAATAGCGATCTTCTTCACTTGGAGAAGCAAGGAGTGTTATTATTAAATAGCGCTTTAACTGTTGAGCTAAATAGGCCTGGAAGTCATAGAACATTATGGACTCTTTTTATGCAGGAATTGATAAAGACAATTTCCTCAGTAAAGAAGCCAATGATATATGTATTTCTTGGGGCAGTTGCAAAAGCTTTCATAAAATTTGTAGAACCTGGTAATGATATTATAACAGGACTTCATCCTGCTGCTGATACTTATGGTGGACAAAGATTATTTCGTGGAAGTGGAGTTTTTAATTTGATAAATCAATCTATACTCAAAAATGAGTTAGGTTCAAAAATAAATTGGGAAGAATAGTTTTTAGCTAGCAGGTAGGTGTTAAAGGCCCTACCTGCTTTTTATTTTATCTAAAATAATGGATGAGGAAATAAAGAAGTTTGTTGAGTTCCCAAAGATGGGAAGATTATCCAGGGAGATGATAATCACTGAAAAAATTGATGAAACTAATGGGTGTATAGATATTGATAAAACAGGCACTATTATGACTGTTGGTTCTAGAACTCGTTGGATTAAACCTGGTGATGAAATGCCTAAGTCTCTAGTTAAATGACACCAGATATAATAAATGGATTATTTGAGTTTATAGGTGGACTATCTATAGGCTTACATATAAGGGATCTTTATAAGCAAAAGAAGGTAGCTGGAGTAAGTATATTTCCTATAGTATTATTCACTTCTTGGGGTTTTTGGAATATATTTTTCTACTCTAACTTACTATTATGGCTTAGCTTCACTGGAGGAATAGTAATGTGTTTACTAAACTCTATTTGGCTAGGACAGCTAATTTATTACACTAAATTTTACAAAGCTAAGAATGACTTGGGAAGAGTATAAAGTGGAAGCTAGTAGATCATTTCCAGATTTGGAGATAGATGAACTATCAATTAAGCAAAGAAGAAATACAGTACATTTAGTATCTGGTTTAATTACAGAACTAGGTGAGTTAGTAGATATACATAAGAAGGAGTTATTTGGACACCAAGTAGATCCTTTGCATCATATGGAAGAGATTGGAGACTTCTTTTGGTACTTGGTTAATCTTATGAGGCTAGAGAAGGCATCTGTAGATATAGAGAGGTATATAAGGTTTTCTCAAGTAGTAAATCTTAAGTTCAATACTAATGAATCTATTAAACACTTAAGCCGGTTAATGTTTGTCCATATATCAGATATGCTTAGTGAAGATACACTTATGCTTTCTACCTCTATAAGAGGAGCGGTAGAAGGTATGGTATTTTACTTAGGTAGGTATAACTATGATTTATCTAAAATACTTGATATGAATATAGCTAAGCTTAAGATTAGGTATCCAGATAGATATACTAACGATGAGTTAACTACTGCCATTAATTACCAATTAAGGGCTGAAAGGGATTTAGAAGGTGAACAAAAAGCTATGAAGAATGTCTGATCAAGTTAATAAAGAAGCAGTAAACGCAAAAGAAGGTTTAAGATATAATCAAGGTAAATTGCGCTATGATTTACTTGAGCCTTATGCCATTGAACAATTAGCTAAAGTTTTTACTAAAGGTGCTGAGAAATATGCTCCCAGAAATTGGGAGAAAGGTATGTCCTGGAGTAGTGTTCTAGCTTCATTGAAAAGACATATAGCTGAGTTTGAGAAAGGTGTAGACTTTGATCCTGAGACCTTATTACTTCATGCTAGCCATATGGCATGGAATGCTATGGCTTTAGTATCCTACTATAAAATAGCTCCAGAATTTGATGATAGAAGACATACATATCTTAACCTTCCTAAAGTAGGAGTAGATATTGATGGTGTTCTTGCTGATTTTGCTACTGCCTGGGTTAAGGAGTGGAACTTGCCTGAATATCCTACAGCTTGGACTTTTGATAGGTTTATAGGTGATAGGTTTAAGCAGATGAAAGAAGCTGGTACCTTAGATAACTTCTATTTAGGGTTAAAGCCTCTAATAGATCCTAAAGAAATACCATTTGAGATAAGTGGTTATTTTACTAGTAGGCCTGTATCTACAGAAGTTACTGAGCAGTGGCTACATAATTATGGCTTTCCTGCTGCTCCTGTTTATACAGTCCCATTAGAAGGAAGTAAAGTACAAGTACTAAAAGATGCTAATATAGACATTTATGTTGATGATAATATGTCTAACTTTGTTGAGTGCAATAATGCTGGTATATGTACATTTTTACAAAGTCAGCCATATAATGAAAGATTCAACGTTGGATATAAGAAAATTAACAGTTTAAAAGATCTACCAGTAATATGATAATAGGAGAAGAATTAACTTTAGGAGAATTTATAAAAAGTGAAAATTTAAGGTTAGCTGCCTTTCATGATTTTTGGATAAAAAGTCATAAAGTCTTTCCTAAATTATATCCTAATAAACTAGGACCTGGAGATTGGGATGAAATGCTAATGCTTTTTCATCAAGAGGGTGAAGTAGAACCAGAAACAAATACAGAAGTATAATGGAACAGAAAGATGATAGTAGTATAGTACTAAAGGCATTTGGTAATACTATAACTGCTTTTGAAAGTGGTAGGGTACAGATAGATAGGAATAGCGGAATAGGTTTTAGTTATCCTTATTTAGAAAAAGCTAAAGTAAAAGCACCTGAATCTCTAAAAGAAAGAGTAAGTAAAGATTGGTTTAAAGAAAATTCTAAGGAAAAGAACTGTATTAACTGTGTAGTAGCTCCACCTAAATGGCTAGAGACACTTTTTAACGCCTATAGTTATTACTTCCATGCTGGAGAGTATTCTCTGGAAGACATTAATGACTTCTTTAAAAGACCGAAACCTTATACAACTACACTATGGGATTATGAAGAGGCTAAGAGTTATCTTGAAAGACATAATGCAACTCACTTTTTATTAACAAGAGAAAAATAATGGATAAGATAAAAGAGAAACCTACTTTTGATCAGTTAATTACTTTATTATCTATGAAGCAGCAAGCTATTGCTTATGCTAAAGAAACTATTTATACTTTACAGAAGGAAGAAGAGGATATAAAAAAAGAAATAGTTCTTAATTATGCATCTTTTAAAGTAGGTGATAAGGTTAGTGTTATAGAAAATAAATCTTATAATGATAGTAAACCAGATCTTGTATCTCCTGTAGAAGTTATCATACATAAGATTACTTATAATGATCCTAAGTTATATGTTACTAGAGGTAATAGTCCATATAATAACTTTAACTACTCTTTTTTAAAGATAAAAAAAGATGGTACTGCTTCAGAATTATACCATAGGATATATTATAGAGTACATTCAATAACAAAAGTAGAAAGCTAATGGAAACATATACAGGTAGTATACCAAGCAATATTGGATATAGTGGAGTTAGTGGACAGCTTGGATTAAGCGCTAAGGAAGATAACTTCCGTAGACACATGAAACTTCCTTGGAGGTTACATGAAAAGTATAATCTAAAGGTGTTTGAAAGTATCTTTGGTAAAAAGTTCGATGAAAAAACTGATGGTTTAGTATGGAGAACACATTAATTACCTTCGTTGATAGATATGGAAGGAGTGCTACTATAAGCATTCCTAATGATCAAAGAGCTACTATTTCTGAATGCCTAGAGGAATTAAATTCTTTAAGGAAGATGTCTAATAGTGACAGGATGGATGACCTTAATCATATAGTAGAAATGCAGAAGGCTCAGATTGAGACTCTCAGGAAAGAAAATGAAAAGTTAGATAGAATGGCTCAGCATAATGAGCAGATGTATTTTATGGAGAAAGAAAAGAAGAAGTGTGATTGTAGGAAAGATCTTGGTTTAGTTAATCCAGGAACTACTAAAGAACGTTTTAATGATATAGCCAATGGCAGGGACTAGGAATAAAACTGCTGGAAGTAATTGGGAACTTGAGGTAATAAAGAGGTTGAAGGAGATAGGCTTTCCACATGTGGTTAGCACAAGAGCAGAGAACAGAAACCTGGATGCTGCTAAGGTTGATATTATGAACTCAAATGAGAGGGAGAATGGAAGATTACCGTTTGACATTCAGTGCAAGACTACAGCAAGTACTTTTAACTATCAAACTTTCTTTGCAGATCCAGTTAATAAAGCTGATGTTATTCTTCATAGGCAAACAAGAAAGTCTAAGAAGAACTTTATTAAGACTGGAGAATACGCAATTAGTAAGGCTGATTTATTCTTTTCTATGGTGAAGAGGATAAAGGATTTAGAGAATCAATTGTCTAGAGTACTAAAAGAAAGATATGCTGGAGAGTAATACTTTAGTTACTACTAAGAAGAGAATGAAGCAGTTACTTATATCTGAAGCTAGACTATATGCTCTAATGAGTGCTGGTGTTAGCAGTTGGGAAGGATATCAGGAAGCTTTAGAACACCATTTTACTCCAGTAGCAGATAGGGATATAGAAGTGGAGGACTTAGATGGCACTACTAGCACTGATTGATGGAGATATGATACCCTACATAGTAGGGTATTCTCCAGATCTTAAGGATAATACTAATAAGCAAGATTAC